TTTGGTTGAAGAATGACCTGTTATTTGAGATATTTCCCTTGGTATTACCGTGGAATTTAGCTCCAATAACTGCGTCATTTATTTCAAGTTTTTCAAAAAATTGATGAAGGTCTATCTCGCTGTCAATTTTTCCACAACAAATTCCTGTTACGATACTGGTTTTACTTACTGCGAGCATTGTACTCATTTAAAAAAAATATAAAAAATTAATCATTTTTTTTACTTCTTTAATGATTTAACAGATATCTAGAGGTCTTCTTTCGGTATCGCGAGTGATAGTAGACTGATTCCAAGGACCATTTGCTACTTCTGGGATGACAGGGTCAGGACGAATGCTCATATTAGCATTTCTGTTAGAACTTCCAACAGTATTGATGCCAATGTTGAATCCTGCTGTTAGGAAATTATTAGAATCTAGACTAGGGTCAGCAAGAGGGAATTGCCTGTTGAAATTGTCGACTCCTTCCGGGGTCATAGGAAGAAGGTCTTCTGCAGTGATTTCTGCAGAACCTTCTCCTTCGAATTCATTGCCTGCAAATGGTTGTTCAGAAGATTCAACCATAGGAACTTCTCCTTCTGTAGGGATTTTAGAGTAAGCAGAAGCGATATCAGCTAGTCCTTCCTTGATTTCTCGATGTTTAACGACAATGTAAATAATTACAGCTAAAACAGCCAAGATAATGACTATCTGGACGATACTTAATTTTTTAGGCAAATACTTGGTGATACTGCTGAAGTCCATTATAATAACCTAATATAAAAAAAATTTCAAAAAATGCGCAGTTTATTCTTCTTCAAAAAAATCCAAATTATCTTTTTCTTCTTCTTGGATTTCTTCTTCCTCGCATTCGTCAAGAAGAACGCAAGAATCTGGTTTAATCCTGACTTCTTTGCCGATTTTTATACTCAATACTTTGAATAGAGGCAGTATCAAAGACTTTACGTAGGAGAGAGCCTTGATTTGGAGAATACAATTCCCAACGTAAGGGAATGAAATTGGAGCAGAGGTTTCTTCATGTAATAAGTCAAAAAAAGTAGAATCTCCCATATCGAGGTTCCGAAGATAGACTTCTCCTTCTACTAAACTCATCAAACCCAAAGATTCTCTTATTTTCTCTTCAGAAAACTTCTTTCCTTTGAAGAATTTTTCTGAATTTTTTGACAAAGTAGATACAAAAAAATCCTGTAAATCTTCTAGAAAACTGTAAAACAAAGGTTCTTTTATGATATTAAACCTCACAGTGTCCTTGGAAAGTATCTCCAATTTAGGAGATTGGAACGATAAAGGTTCTCCTTGGTATTTGACCGCAGAGGAGTACCCCCCAGATTCGTCCCTGCATTTTTCAGGGACATCTACAGTTATTTCGCTTATACAAACGTTCTTGTATTTCAGATTTACCATCACTATTGTTATTAGTAAATCTAAATTTTTTGAATTTCTAACGCGTAAGATTTAAAATTCTAAATTTTTTCTAAAGTGTTCTGGATACACGTGAAGTTTTTCCTTGATATATTCTTTATTTTTCTTAAGCAAATCCCTTGTAGACTCCAGGTTGATTTTACGCAAATTTTCTTCTGCCTCTACCATACTAATCCTTTGAGGAGGCAAGATAATCCCCTGACTCTTCTTCCTGCTAAACAAGGTTTCAATGTCTTCTAAAGGTTGTTCAACATTATTTTTCTTCATAGTTTTCATTATTTTCTTGAGTTTAGGCAATGGTATGTCCTTTTCAGAAGTTTTAGACTTGAAGTTAGCAAGATTGCCTGTATACTTCCTTGAGTCTTCTATGATAACGCCGCCGTATTTAGCTATCCCTCCACGCCCAAGGCTCGAATGAGCTTCTAAAGATTCGGGTTCCGAGAAGACCTGCAGTGCTTTATTAACATTTTTTCTTGCTTCAAATACTTCATTGAAATATTTTAAATTAAATTTCTTTTTTCCAAAAATATTTTCAGGAACAGTTAAATTGTTAGAATATTCTGTTTCTGTAGAGATTTCTCTCGGTACGCCGAAAGGAACATCGTCGTTAGGGAAAAGCATCTTCCTTGTTTCAGGGTCTTCGAAGTTTGTAGTGAAAAAGTTCCTGTCTTCTCCATAAATCACAGGTTCATTTCGCTGGTCTTTGAGTTCTTGAAGAGTTACGCACTTTGAATCGTCGTGTGTAATTATTTCTAAATCATCCTTGATGAACAGGTAGCACTCCTTGAGAATTTTGAAATCTACGCCCTTGACGCTACCTTCCTTAGAGTCTTTTTTAATCTTATCAGGATGAAACTTCAAAGCAAGAGCGTGGTATTTTTTCTTGATATTTTTCAAACTGGTGTCTTTCTTGACTCCAAGAATTTTATAGGGGTCTAAATTATTAAGTTTCATATACTTCCTTCTTTCTTCGGAGTCCCACATTATTACACAGTCCTTCGTTAATTAAAAATAATGTAGAATATTATTACGATTATCAATCGCAATTTCTTCAATTCCTGGTGTCTATACCACCAGGGAATTCCAACAAATTCTCAGAAACAGGAGGATGTTCTAGATTTTCAAATAAGTAGAAGCTTCTTGAATAGAAAGGAACAGTGTCTTCCCTGCAAGTTTTCTTATTAGGTTGGAATTCGGGTTTAGTGATAGAGTCTACGTCGTAAGGGCTTACAGAAATGTATGGAAATGGGGCAAGGATATCTTCTTTTGGAGCAGAGAATTTCACAGTCTTGTATTCTACGAATTTTTTAGAATCAACGTCCCTGACTAAAACTGGAGTCTTTTTGGAAGGAGAATTTGCGACAAACTTGTTTGTTTCGCTTAAATCGGTGTAAGAAGTGCCGTACATCTGATTAGAATCCTTTTACAATTAGATTATAAAATAAATTCTAAAAAATTATTTTGTATTTGTAATACTATAACAAGTATGGATCCAAGTAAAACGAGCAAAATAGTTGACTTCCATAAAAGCAATCCTCTTCTTAGCAAGGTTATCATAGGGTCTACAGGGATTCTTAGAAAGATTACAGGCAAGGAATCTGCTGCTAAAAAACAATCTATCGCCAATATAAAAGAGAGAGCTACGATAGACGCCATACTTGGATCTAACAAGGTTCTTAACAAGGCATCTGTTAGTATGCTAATGAATAAGCTAAGTTCTTTAGATTCTGATAAAAGTAGCCAAGACTTGCGTAAGAAGGTCGTCGAAAAACTCAAGTCAGACCAGAAGAAACTTAAAGAACAGTCTATGTCTATGTCTATGTCTATGTCTGTATTGAGTCCTTCACGTGCGATGATGAGTCCTTCTGCGAAGAGCAGCACAAGTTCCAAGAAGAGCAGCGGATCTGCTAAGAGCAGCACAAGTTCCAAGAAAAGCTACGAAGCAAATGAGCACTTGCCTGTGATGCGATACAAAACTTCGTACATCTAAATTTATTTTAGAAATTTATTTTATATTTCTATGATAACTACGATGCTAAGCTATATCTTAAGTTTCTTCAAAAAGCAAGAAAAATTCCAAAACGACGAAGACCCCAAGGAAGTCGTTCTTACCCAAGACCAATCGAAATTACCTGGAGAATACAAGCTTTATCGCCCAGAACAAGACCCTCGCTTCTTGAGAACACTAGAAATCACTAGAAAGGAACGAGCAGACGACCAGGCAGTCGAAGCAGTCGCTATGGTCCGCGAAAATTTAAACAAGTTTGGTAATGGTGTCAGCAGTTTCCCCAGGCTTATAGCTCAAGACACTAGAAATTGTATGCGCGACAATCGTAATTGATAAATTTTAAATATTTTTTTGTATTCTTAGTGTATGAATACTTTGCCGACAGAGATAATACTTAGCATCAATGACTGTTTAAATGCCAAGGATTTCGTAGCCTTTAGTTCTACTTGTAGAAAATTAAATGATTGTTCTAAATTAGATTCAAAAACGTGGAAAAATAGGGCTTTCTCTGATTACAAGGTCATTCTCCCCAACACTAATTCAAAATTTAAAAGTAGATACATTTGGTGCTACAACAATCTTTGTGTGTTTTGTTCTAAAAAAACAAGCGTCATTCACCTTATGAAAAAGGTAAGAATTTGTAATATGTGCCAAGAAACTCAGAGAGAATACACGCTGATAACCACTAAAACTGCAAAAAGAGACCTTTACTTAACAGATAGAGACTTCAAAAACGTTCCTTATTGTCAAAAAACTAATCCTTGGAATAAGGATAGACCCATCAAATTTTTTCTTAAACAAGACCTAATTTCCAAGTTCAGTTCAAGGTTCAATAACATTCAACAGGAAGAAGAGTATAAAAAGAACAAGAATATTCAAAGATTTAGGAGGCAAATGCTTTACTTCGCAAGACTTTATATTCTTAAGAGCATTATGCTTGTTAGGTTTAATATTCAAGTTAATGATTTTATAGAACACGTGAATTTTTACACAAAAGGGATGTTTAGGACGTACATTTCGAATATTTCAAAGATACAGAACAAAGAGCTAGCCGAAAATTTATTTTTGAAAATAAGAGAACTTGATTTTTTATACAACAACGACTATCCTCTCGCAGACATTGATTACGATGATTTTGAAGATATAGCTAAGAATATTCTAGTTCATTCTAGATGCGAGAGTATGTTGTCTTTCGACACGCACGTACTTCAACGCTTAAATACTATAAAAATTCAAAACAAAGCGATATTTTCTAGAAAACAAAAGCTAGTTAAAGCTTTGAGAGGGTTTTCTTACTCGCTTTATGATTTTGATGTAGTAGTTTACATCTTGAAAGGACGTATTAATTTGCAGGAACTTAGACTAGACTACTTAGAGCAAGATTTTATTATCAATAATTTGGATTTTTTAAGCTTGAATCACGATGTAGTAGTTTCAAAAAAATCTAAAAAAGAAATATACGCGGAGTATATCACCAAATGGATACAAGAAGGTAACAAAGTTCCTTTGGAACTGAGAAGTAGATACTGTTAAGCAATGACTACGCTTAAACGAATGTTTTTTTTTAAATCTAAAATATAACTATGGATTACGTGTATTCTCCCGCAAGCAGCATAACAGAACAAGCAGCAAAAGAACCTGAAATTTCATTACCTCCTTCTAGGCAAGTTCTTGGGTATACAAAGGCCAGCAGTACTTTAGCTGAGTTAGATGCTTACGAAGAAGAAATCTCCAACGAAGAGCCTTTGAAATACGAGCCTCTTCCGCAAGAAATAAAGGTAGAAGTAGACTTAGAAAATGCAAAATTCCCGGAAGAAAAGAACGAGAGACTACGGGCGTTGTCAGTAAAAGCTAACCAACCACTTCCCGTGGTTAAGAGAGGAGGATTTCTTGTAAATCTTGCTACTACATATGTCGAAATCCTAGACGAATTATTATTTGTCAATAATTTTGAAGATTTCAAAAATATTTTTACCAAGGAAAATAGAATGGTGGCAGTTGGAATTTTTCTAGTAATCTTAGCTCTTATATTGATGAATATTTGAAAATTTTTTATATTATGTAGTAGTAATAATGACAGAGAATTTTCTAAGTCAAATACCTTGGAAAGACAATAAATTTCTAGCTAGATTACTAATACTTGTTTTTTTAACAGTTTATGTATTTACTACTGTAATTATAATCACTCCGGGACACTTTTTAGCAATCCTACTAATCCTAGCATTGTTGATGAATTACGATAAAAACGAGGTATTTTCCAACGAACAGATACTCATAAAACTAGAGAATCTGGCTACGCCTGAGTTCACCCCTATGTATCTGCATGTGGATTCAGATCTGATAATACTTTTTGATAATATAAAATTAGATTTTTACAAGTATAACCCCAGGGCTTTCACAAGCAGTCTGAAAGCTTGCGACAACCTACTTCTTCTTAGACATCAGTCAGAACTACAATTACTTCCTCAACCAAAGGTCAAGAATATTCTGATAAATTTCACAGAAGGCGAAGAAGAAGCCGAGAAAGACCCGAAGAAAGTAGGCCTTTCGAATGCTTTACAGACCTTCGAGGCTGCTGAGATACAGTATAACATTTGTATAAATTACCTTCATTCCCTTATCATAAGCATTCCCTCTAACAGAACCCTCCATAAAAAGCATGCGATAGTTATGGAAAAAGCTGACATACTCTTGAAGAGAAACTTAGATATAATTTATCACATCTACGACGATTCTAGAGAATTAGGGCAACTAGAATTAACAAGATATCATACTCAACAACCGATTAATACTGTAGCTGAAGACGCTTTAACATCATCATTTAATTTTATTTTGTAAGATAAAATCTTTAAGATAAAATCTTTAAAAAAAATTAGTTCTTAAAAGTATGACAAAAATTTTTAAGAGACTAGTACTTTCAGGAGGTTCTGTGAAAGGGTTAGCTTATGTAGGGGCTCTGAAGTATTTTGAAGAGAACAAGGGTACCTTTGGAGGTATCCACGAGTTTGTAGGGACATCCATAGGGTCCCTTGCGGCTCTATTGATGATTCTCAATTACACCTCTTCTCAATTGAAAAAACTGTTTTGGGATTTGGAATTCAGTAATTTACAGTCTCTCTCTATGACATCTTTTCTAGAAACGTTAGGTTTAGACGATGGTAAACTTGTTGAAAAATTCGTTAAAGAATGTATAAGTTCCAAAGGATTGTCTCCAGAAATATCATTTTCTCAGCTGCAGAACATCACAGGAAAAAGTCTTGTAGTTTGCGGTACTAACGTAGACAAACAAGAATGTAGATTTTTCGATTCTTTTAGCACCCCAGATATGCCTGTATTTCTTGCCATAAGGATTTCTATGGCTATCCCTATACTGTTCCAACCTATCCTTTTCGAAGGAAATCATTACGTAGACGGAGGAATAACCAATGATATCCCTGTGAATTACCCTTGCGAAGACAATTCTACTACACTTTGTCTGAATTTAGAAGAAGAAAATAGAGGAGCATCAGGTTGTCAAAACTATTTCTACAATTTGTTGAAGACTTCCTTCAAAATAATCAATGAATGTAGCGAAAAATTCGCAGAAGTTAATGGTATAGCCTTCATTAAAGTATCATCAGATATACGATTGTCTCTGGATTTTTCTTTAACATTAGAAGAAAAAGAATATCTTTATGAAGTAGGGTACAACTCTGTCAGCCAAGCTTTCAAATGAAGTTTTTTTTATTACATATAGTATAAGATGCTTGACACGACAATGAAAGTAGTTCTGGTTTTTTTGATTCTTATGGTAAGTATAAGCATAGTTTCAGAATATATATGTTTAAAAACAATAAGAATGCAGGAAAATTACATTACAAAAGAACAGAAGATAGATGCTTTCTTGGCTGACTTGAAAAATACCCTTATGAAAAAAGAAAATTTCGAATCTTATACTGTTCCACAAGAAGTGGTTTGCGAAGAAATCGCCGAGCAACCCGAAGAAACTTCTAAACAGCCCGAAGAAACTCCCGAAGTTTCCCCAGCAGCTCCAGTAGTTTCTCAAAACTTTCCTGAAGTTTCCCCAACAGCTCCTGTAGTTTCGAAGAAACCTCTTGGCGTTTTACTACCTGGGTTTGAGCCAATTTCCTTCTCATTTGCTGAAGTTAATTTTTAGAAAGTACGCAAAAAAAATGATTCTATACAATAAATTATTAGTATAGAACCATTATTTTTTAGATAAATTTACAGATTTAACTTGCTGCAAGTCTTTACAGAATACTATGTTAGAGACTGTATAGTTTGATAAATTGTCCAGAGTTAAATGAGTAGGGATACTGTGAATTTTACAGTATTCGTTGAGTTTTTTTATTTTTTGAAGTTTAGTGAAAGATTTCCATTCAGGGAACTCGATAATTTCTCCTGGGGCTGAAACACAGTCTATAAAGACTGCTCTTTGCCTAAGTTTAATGTTTTCAGTCTTCATATCAAGTAATTTTTTCTTAAATTCGACAGATAAAGTCTTAGACGTCATTCTGATTCTATCTTCTATTATATTTATTTTTTCGATTTTTTTATTTTTTTTACTTCGTTGACACACCGTCCAGTTTCAGGATTCCTTATTTTTCCAGGCGGACAAGGCTTCAATGGCTTCAAGGACTTAACAGGCCCCAAAGACTTCACAGGCTTCAAGGACTTAGCAGGCCCCAAAGACTTCGCACTTTTCACGGTCTTAGAGCCTTTTACAATTTGCGAATAAAGCAACTGCCCTACTACAAAAGGCCCTTTTTTCTTTGAAAGTTCTAGTATATTACCTTCAACGTCTTGTGTAACAAACACCGTGGTTGTATCTCCTTTAGAATACTTGTTTTCAGCAAGTTTGTAAAATTTAGGGTCTAGATTCTCAGGAATACCAAGTTCTTTTCGCACTGTCTTAATGATTTTCTTTGAAATATCAACGGATTCATTCATCCTAAGATTGTCTATACAACTATATTTCAAAAAAAATTAGATTTTATACATTCTAGAATGTAATTACTGTCTAATACTGTATAACAATTGTTTTTACAAGGCACACACTCAGTATCTTCTTGTTCGTTTTTTGGACCAAATAGAAGATGCGAAATCCCTTTGTCTACAAGTAAATTTAAATGAGGAGTGTCAGCCGCGTCATCATTCCAAAAGTTTTGTTCTTCTTGACGATTTAAATTTCCTCCAAAGAAGAATGCTCCTGCAGAACTTGAAAAATCTTTCGATGTTTCAGTGTGAGGAGTGTAAGGCTTTCTGGTTAAATTAGAAATTTTCTTTTCATTATTAACAGGAGAGTGCCCTCCGGGTATATTATAAAGAATTGGCTTCGAAGTCCCTAAGCATCTAACGAGGGTAGCAATCCCGAAAATGTATGTTATCCAGTCATCGTTCGTAAGCCCGGTAGATACAGACCCGCAGTCAAACCCGATTAAATAAGGGAATTCTCCCATAAAAGACACCGCGTCTATAAACACTTTTTTTAAATTTTCTAAATTTTCTATGAACTCTTCCCTGATATTAAATTTAGGAGTCTTAACAACTCCGAATGGTATAGAGAAAACGGGCGAAACCCTCCGGTCTTTGAAAAGTTCAAGAATATCTTCAAGATAATTCAGTTTTCTCCCAGGGATATCAATCGCGTCTTCTAATATTACAAAAACTTTTTGAATTACACTTGAAGAAGCATCTAAGAATTCTACAGTACTGCTTAAATTTAGTAGAGACTCTGAATCTGAAATTTTAAAAACGTAAAATACGTTTCTTATCCCTAATTTTATACAGTTATTTAAAGTTTTTTCTAAGAAAAGCGTGTGGTAGTCTGCAGGGACCTCGAAGTAAACAGAGTCTATTAAAGCATCAGTGTATTCTAGAAATTCAAAAGTTTTTGGGTCATTGTAAATCTTAACTCCTAAATTCAGTTTCTTTTCTGAAGACTTTGAAAATATCCCTATAGTCCTGGGATTACCTTGTTTGAATGAAATTTTTATATTACCATTAACCGTAGAGTCCAAGCTCAAGACAAAAGAACCCCTATTTTTTACGACGATACATCTTTGATTATTGGAAATTACGTCGGTTATTCCATTTCCTTTCAAAACTACTCTTTCTCCTTCTTCTAACACCAAAAAATCACAGACAAGTTTGACGTACCCTGCTTTATCAGACATTCTACTCGTAAACACATCGTTCGACATACAATAAACAAATAATTTTTTATTTTCTTATGATATAAACTAATCTGAATGACGAGAGAATTTGAATTAGTTAAAATTTCATATGGAGGGTCTTTTATTAAAAACAAGAAGTTTAATGGAAGTGTGATTTCAGCAAGTTCCCCAGGAGCAGCCGCAGCAAAAGCGTTTAACTTGTCGTGCAAGGCTAACAAAAATTCTAAGAAATGCCAGTCAACAGTCGTTCTCAAAGAAGCAAACAAAGAATACAAGTACAAAGTTGCTAGAATTGTCAAACCAACCAAAGTAAGTATCGCAGGCAAAGAAGTCCTATTCAAGTTTCAAACTACTATAAGTTCTATTAAAAAATAAAATAAATACCAGCGTACACCACAGTAAAATTTGCGTTTAGAAAGGAATCTTTTTATACTGATTAACAGTAATATGGAGGCCCCAAAGAAAACCAGTGTTCCTAAAAAACAAAAAGTCGTAAAGATTGCTCCTACAGTGGCAGAAATCGTTGTCCCTGAAGTCGTCGAAATTCCCAAAGTAGTCGAACCCGTTGAGACAGTCGAACCCGTTGAGACAGTCGAACCCGTCGAGACAGTCGAGGTCGCTTGTATCGGAGAAACTTTGGGTGATAAAATCAAAAACACCTTAGATTCTGTTTCAATCTTCATTAAATCATTGAAGGTCGTAGAAGCAGAGCTCAAGGTTATCAAATCCCTTTACACTAAAGAGCATCGTAAAAATACCAAGAGACCAAAGAGAAATGTATCATTGATGTCTCACGGGTTCGTTAAAGACGTGAAAATCAGTAAAGAGCTAGCAGAGTTCCTCAAGGTCCCTTTTGATACTACTATTTCTAGACCAAAGGTCACTACAGCTATCAGCCAATACGTCAAGGAGCACGACTTAGCTAATCCCGAGAAAAAAAGCATTTTTAAGACTGATTCTGTCTTAGAAAAGATTTTGGGAGAGCCAAGATTCCTCATCAACAAGAAACGCCCAGAACTCGGGATGGGCTTCTCGTATTTTAACCTTCAAACATATATGAAGGAACATTTCCTCAAAGATTAAAGGCATTTGCCTACAGTAGCATTACAGGTAGCATACTTTTTTTCCAACCTTTTAAGTATCACTTCGAACGGAGGGCTTGGCCTCGTAGTCTTACATCCCTGGTTAATCAGTTTTTTATTAACAGCATCCCGCCTTAGGTAAATTGAAAAAATTAACGCTCTTCTCCCTGAAAAATCGTGAGGAAATTCTTTATCTAGTTTTTCAACTATAAATTCTCTGCAAAACTTACAAGGGAGTATATACTTGAAAGATTCAAAATACTGCTTGTAATGCTTCAACGTAGTCTTGTTTTCAACTTTTTCAGGAAATCCTAAGGCTGTTAAGAACATAGAATCCCAGTAAACTCCGAAGTACTTGCTTTTCACTCCTCTACTGCTACCGCTGTTGCTGTTGCTACCACTGTTGCTATTACCGTTTGTCATCGACGAATTCAGTGCTTCTTACATTCTTAAAAATAAAATAAAATATTTTTTCAAGAATTTAATGGATTATTGGTTATTCTCATCCCACAGTATTCTTGAGGAGTTGTATTGTAATTTTTGTATTTATAAACTCCACAAATCACTGCTTGTTTCAGTAGGAACTTGAAAAATTCTTGGAATTCTTCATTATGTCCTACAGTATCGCAACCTATATGGGCTAATTCGTGGATACATACAAACATCAAGGTGTTCTCGTCGTAGATTTTTTCTTTAGAGTCTCTAGCTGTTATACACATAGCTACTTCTTCTCCTTTGTTTATAGTATAGCTCGTAGCCATCAAGTCTATATTCTCAGAGAGCGTAGTGTATCTCTTAGCTAAATTAGAAACATTTTTTGAAAATTTCTTATCATTTTCTACAAATTTTATCAACTTTTTTGATCGAATACAAAGCAAGGCTAAAGTGTCAGCAACTTCTTGAGAATTTTTAGTATTTTTTACAAGGTAATACTTATCATTTAATTTACTTTTTACATAAATTCTTGCCTGTATTTCCTTGAAATAATTTGAGACAACAAGGAGTATCGGTAGTATCGGTAGTATCGACAGTATCGCCAGAATTGCTACAAGGAGTGTCAGAGTATCTGTGTTAGTATATCTATCCATAGTGTTATTATTAAACTTATACAAAAAAATTAGACATAAAAAAATTCAGAAATTATATAATTTTCAAAGTCTTTTAAACTACCGTCATTCGAAATTTCTAGATCAAAAAGAAAGTTATCAAGCTGGTGTTCTGATGCAAAGTCTTGAGGTTTTACAGAAGCACGGACAACTTTCACAGTTTTAACATCCGAGAAGAATTCCTTGAAACGGAGGTATTCTTCTGGGAATCTGAAGTCGCTTATAACTATTTTTGACGAATCGTCCTGTAGGATACATTTTATAACTTTATCAGCAAAGTAATACTTATCCATAGCCTTAGCTGCTTCGCTTTCGATGATTAACAATTCTCTTACTGTTTTACCAGCAAAGACGATGGTTTTTTTCCCTTCTTGTGTATGACAAAGATTTTCGTCAAACCCGTATTTTTCAGACGCAAACTTCTTTAAGACAGAAGCTAAAGAAAATTTCTTATATCCTTTAAATTTTACTAGCAAGTCAGCTAAGGTGTCTTTGCCAGACGAAATAAGTCCGCTTGCCATAATTACATTCTTTTTATTCATCCTGTACTATTTTTACTCTTCTATTTTTTAAATAGTTTTGTACGAGTAAGTAGGAAGGATGGAACAATATACTGCCTTAGTAAAAACAAAGAGATGGGTAGGAAATAACCCTATAACCTTGAAGGTAGGAAGTATAGAAAAAGACAAAGATTACTACACTACAGACAAGCTAGACGGTCTTAGAAGGCTTTTGCTTTTCAGCAAAGGGGTCATTCGCAGCGTCTCTTCGAAGTTAGAATTCCAAGAATTTTATTTAACAAAAGGTGGTAAAACATTGGACGGAGTTCTTTTAGATTGTGAATTTTACAACAAAAAATACCATTGTTTCGATATACTATTCTATAACGGAGAAGATAACAAGCTCAAAAATTTCTTAGAACGTCAAGTACTTCTTAAGAAAATACTCAAAATAGTTAACAGCAAAAGGCTCATACAAAAAGAGTTTAAATTACTAAAATGTCCTGAAATTTTAGAGAGTATAAAGGAAAAGACCCCTTTATTCCGAGAAGGACAGCTAGACGGAGTGATAATAACCCCAGGTTCTTCTTACACTGACACGGTCTTCAAATGGAAACCAAGTAGTCTTCTTTCAAACGACTTCAAGGTTAAGAAAACCAAAGATTCCTTTCTACTTCTCCTTCTCCAAAACGGTCAAGTTTTTAGCCCAAAAGGATACCCTGGTATCGGAAAAGTCTATTACACTGGGAAAGGACCGCAAGGTATCCAAGACGGAGACGTAGTAGAATTTGTATTTGAAAATGGAAAATTTAAACCCTTAAGGCCCCGTCCTGACAAAACAAAATCTAATCACATCACAGTTATCTTGGATAATTTCAAACAAATGACGAGTCCAGTAAGCCCGGTGAAGTTGTTCTGTTAACTACATCTTCAAAAACCTTCTTTTTTTTTCTAATCGTGTAGTATACTGTAATGTCTTCTAAAGGTCCTATAATCATAAACATATTACTATCTTGCGTATTCATCGCAGGGTTGTCTGGAAGTTCTTACGCTCTTGGCCAAGAAAAAGGGAACAGATCTTCTGATGCTTACCATATAGCAGCTGCTTTCACAGCAGTTTCTGCTACATTAACTGTTGTTTCTTTGGTTATTCTAATTGTCCTGGTATCTTCGTATGCTTCTTCTCCGGATTTCTCAGGATTCCCAACAAGTCCTGGATACTAAATTTACTAAATTTACTAAATTTACTGAATGTAAATCGATTTATTACAATAAAAATTTTATAATTATTACTGTAATAAACACTATCTGCTAGATGAATAACGAAGACTTACTATTCACAAACACTTTCGTAGATATCCCTGACTCCCAGGTTCCTTTAGAAGGCTCAAGTAATAATTTTAGAAAATACTACGAATCCAGTATTAAATCTAGAAAAAGCGTTGAATTAAACCCTGCAGAAACGAGTATTGCCCTCGAAGATATATCTAGAAAAATAGAAAAGAAAACTATTATAACTATAGACACAAAAGACCGTGATACTAATCAGTATCCTCTACAGAATGATTTCGCTATTTTCTTAGGAAAAACCTTCTTCAACGTGAAGTCTATAGCTCTTGTATCAACAGAAATCCCGAACACAGACACAGTCATCAAAGAACTTCCTTCTCAACTGAAAAACAATAGTATTATTTGGATAAACGAAGAGGACAAGGACCTTGGTATAATCCCAGGATGTACTATAAACACTAGCATTGAAGACGTTTTGAATGTAGAAACTTCAAGTCCTCACGGAATCCCTGAGAATACTACAAGAAACGTGCTTTTCTTTAATGGTAAAAAAGATTCTGAAGCATCTATATCGGGCTTCTTAGATGGAGAAAAAGAAGTTCTTGCTACTGGTATTACAACATTACAAATCAAGCTAAATGGAGGAAATCCTTTTCAAGGTACTACAAGCTTAGATGTCGGACAACCGGTGTACAGTGTAGATATAAAGCCAGGAAATTATACTGCTAGTACCTTGGTAGACCAAATCTCTTCTACTCTCAATAAAGTAAGGAGACTCAACGGTGCCGGGCAATTTCACTACTTTGAAGTCACTGTTAACCTTGATACTGATGTCATACTTTTTGATTCTGTGAAGCTTACACAGCTCCCAAACAACAGTATTTCTACTACAGCTGCTTCTACTGTGATAACAGTATCTTCTGCTGGTCACGGGTTCAAGACTGGAGACCGTGTCAAGATGCTCGGGGTTAAGAATTTAGCAGGCATACCTGGCAGTGTCCTACGAGGAGATTTCATAGTTTCTGTAGTCGATTTCAATACTTTCACATATGAAATCACAGAAAGAGCTATAGAGACTGCTAGCGGCGGAGGAAATGTCGTAAAGACCGGAAAAAACGCCCCATTTAGACTTCTGTTTAATTCAGAGGACACGAGAATACAGTTTAACACAGGGTTCCCAGACGAAGACAGTAGTGTATCTATCAATTCAAATAATCCTATTTTGACAAAATCTCTAAGCATAACTAATGCTGTATTATTACCAAATGAAATTATAAGAATTACTACGAGTATAGCTCACTCTCTAGAAGCAGCAAACTCGGGAATTATATCTAGCATAACAAGCGATTTACAAGGAGGAGCTAATATCACTACAAGTGTGCCACACAACATCGATATTCCTCAAATCATATTCATAAGAGATACAAATTCTCAACCAAGTATAGACGGGGACTATCTTGTTATCCCTACAGGCCCTACTTCGTTTTCTATAAAAGGAAGGTTCATAGTATCGAGCGGTAATTACGGAGAATTTTTGTTTGGAGGAGACACAGTCCAGATTTCTTCTCTAAAGACTTCTCCTCCTATAACAGCTTCTAATTATTTCCATATAGAGAATGTACCAGCTAATAACGTATTGGATATAAAATTTCCAGCGTCTTTGATAGAAACAAATAGCGTCTCGAAAGCTTCTGTTAATACGGAACAAATCACAGTTACTCACCCAAACCACGGATTCAACAAGCTGGTGTTAGTAGACCCTTTTGATTCTGAATTGGTCGTATGTAAAACTTTATTGCCTAACAACCTCGTAGGAAGTATTAGAAACAATTTAGCAGTTGTATCAGGACCTGTTGCCACCAACACTATCGATATAACTATCCCTGGACACGGTCTAGAGACGAGTGATTCTATAACTATTAGAAATTCTACCTGTACGCCTACTATAGACGGAATTTACATTATCCAAGTTCTCGGACTTGACACCGTGAGAATAAATTTCGTTTTTGCGACTTTAGTACCAGGTACTTGTAGTGTAATTTCTGGGGATAAAATAAGTATTTCTAAATCTAACAGTATTCCGAGAATAAATGGAAATTTTTCAATTTCTAATAAAGAGGTTATAACCAGCATAAGCACAGGAAGTATTTCGGTGTCATTAACCTTGAGCTCTCCAAGGACAGAATGGAGAGTTGGAGACTTGATTACTCTTTCGAATACTAATTGCGTTCCGAATATCGACGGGGAACATTACATTCTAAGTGGTAGCGGAAGCACTTTCACGGTAAATATAGACGAAGTTGTAGTTACCCCAGGAACTAGAGGAGACGCTGTTAATAAATCTAGATTCCTTGCTTTAACACAGTTCCCAATAATAGTCCCAGGTAATACTGGAATTTTTGGAAGAGACCAAGAAATATCCTTTTACAGAGTAGCTCCAGAAGTCAAGATAATAGATAACATAGGAGGAATTCTTATAAATTCTTTGAATGCTAGACCAAGAGAAATCTTGAGAATTATAGACCCTAATACTTATGTTATACGAGTTAAGGGGTCTTATGCTAACAAGACGGTATCTTCTGGAGGAAATGGTATCACAGTATCTTCTAAATTACACGGGAATAGGTCAATCCAGGCAAACACGAGGTCAGGAGACCAAGAAACAGCCTTGTTTAGAAGTGTGAGCCTTCAAGGAGAAGACTACCTATTTTTATCTAGTCAAGGCTTAGATACCGTAGTAAACTCTTCTGCTATCCCAGACGTTTTTGCTAAAATTTTGCTTAACGATTCGCCTGGTAATATGGTTTATAACAGTTTCATAACTGCCCCTAAAATATTCCAGTCTCCGTTGTCTAAGATAGATACTCTCAGATTCAAGATGCTTACATCTAAAGGATACCCTTTCAATTTCAATGATATCAACTGGTCTTTCAGTTTGGAGGTAATAGAACTCGTGGATTCGTTGATAAACAGTGAGTTTTCTAGTAGGTCTAACAACACTGAATATGACGGGGCCGCTCAAGGTACTGCTGATACTTCTACAAAACGCAGGTCTCTTACAAGGTCTGGGAAATCTGGATCGCTTGATACTGCGAGCACGCAATTCGGGGTTCTTAGGGCAGCAGGTGGGCGTGGTGGCGCGGCTACTGTAATCAAGTGAATTCCAAGTGAAGTCCAAGTGAAGTCCAAGTGAAGTCCAAGTGAAGTCCAAGTGAAGTCCAAGTGAAGTTTTTTTTAGATGTTAATAACAGTATGACGAAGTCTGTATCAACACCCGTTAAAGCATTCAAAGAAGAAAAAGCAGTAGTTAGCGCTAAGAAAAGCCCTACAGTCCCTAAGGAAAGCCCTGCAGTCCAAAAGAAAAGAGATGATTCCAAAGCGATTTTAATTCAAACTCTGAATATTATCCCTCATATAATTTTTGTGATAGTAAATATCGTCAAAGATAAAAAATATGCCATCCTTCCTACGGTGTCATTTATCAAGAATTTCATAGATAATAACTACCAAGGTATTAAGAATGATACAGCTAACCCGAGTCTTCTAGAAAAATCTAAAAAATTCCTTATTAAATTCTCAGAAATCTTCTTGATAGCTTATTCAAAGACAGCTTTAATAGATAAAGGTCTTATAATGCTAGCTTTCGTGGATATAGTATCAAACGAAATTCCTAACATCCTCAAACAAGCAAACAGTATAAAATTCGTCGAACCTTCTAAAATATTCACAAGAATTCTTATGAATGCCAAAGAAATCGACAGAGAATACAATTCTGTTAAGAATTAGAATATGTAAAAATTATTTTGTAAGTAAGTAAGTAAGTAAGTAAGTAAGTAAGTAAGTAAGTAAGTAAGTACTATGCCAGCTAAGAATTTTAAAGGTAAACCGAAAAGGAGAGTTGTCCGAGAGTCTTCAGGAAATTCCAGCAGTAGTTCTGGGAAAGTTAAAGCCTTCAAGAATCCTGGTCTTGTATTAAAACAGCAAGAAAAGAATAATAATGCTACTGTAGCAGCTGGTATAGCAGGATTAGTCGCAGGCGCATTAGCCGCGACCACTTTCGTAAAGACAAAGGAAACTGTTAGAAACATAGTCGAAGACGGGGGTAGTGTAAGAGAGAAGGTTAATGAGGCAAAAAGTAAAATTTACAGGGAATGTAAGGAAGCAGAATCTAAGAAGATAAATGATTTGAATGAGAAAAATGAGAAGAATACAAATATTATATCTGAAAACCAGAAGAAGATATCTGCCTTACAAACAGAAAATACAAGATTAACATCGCTTGTTAATACAGCTGATTCTAAATACAATATTCTTAAAGAAAAATACAATGACCTAAAGACAAGATTTGAAACCGTAGAAAAAAATCTGAAATTTGCAGAAGGCTATAGACAAAGACCAAATTTCTAGATTTTTTCGCTAAAACCGAATATTAAATTTATTTAAGTATTGTAATAGGTTGAAGCAAACGCTTCGCGAATAATATGTTTTCATTTTCAAGAGCCAATCACATTACGACTTGTAATGGTAGGGTATATGATTCTAACATAGATATGAATGGAAAGATTATCACATCTCATTCCTTGCCTGTAAATCCGACAGATGTAGCTACAAAACAGTATGTTGATGCTTTTATCAGTCAAACAAATCCGCCGATTATAGTAACTCTAACCTCGACTTCTTATACAGTTATTTCTACAGAACTTCTTGGAAATTTCGTTATTTCAGTTAACAGTGTAGTACCAGGAGGTCCTGCAGCTTCGTTCAAACTTTCCAAAAATTCTCCCTTAGCATTCCCAAGCTTTGTAAGAGACTCTAGTAATAAAGGGATAGGGACAAATGAAACCCTTGATATGTTATGGGACCCAGGGACCGGTATGAGTCTCAAGAAAACAGGGAATGGGTATGATGGGACTTACAGTGTTAAAATTATTAAAAATTAAAATTTTTGATAAACTTAAAGAAATAATAGGTCTAATTAGTAATAATATGTCTCAGAACAACAGGACTCTGCTCCTGAAATCCTCGTTATTACAATTTTACGAAAAAAAAGACCATATGCAGATAATACTCAGGATAATAAACAAAAACACAGAGTATTCCCTTAGGCTATTAGAATGGTTTTGTTCCAATTATTCTAAAAAATACAACACAATTTACAATGTAAGTAAAAATAAAGAGTTCAATGTTTATCTGTCTTACAAATCTCAATTAGATTCTTACCAGAAGAAACAGTTCGACCCTTTCAAAAGAAATTACAAGGGATATGAAAAATTCGACTTGTTTTATTCCCCTGAAAAGTCCTTCAAGACAACCGTAGGACAACTTAATTTCTTTAAGTGGTGTATAGAAAACAAAATTTTAGACTACGTTAAAGACCATATAATGGCTATAAAGAATGATATGAACGAATCTTTAAATTACACTGACAACGCCGCAGTCAACTCTACTGCCAACAGCACTGCCAACAGCACTGCCAACAGCACTGCCAACGGAGTAGGCACTACAGTCAAAACTACCAGTAGAAAGAAAAGGCAAGCACTTTCTACCTCTGCTATACGTACTTGTGTGAAGAGATACACAAACATAATAATCAAATTTTAAGAAAAACTTTAAGAATCGTCTTTTAAAACGAAATTCATAAAAATTTTCTTATTATTTTTTCCAAACACAAGAGGGTTTTCTGTAATATATTGTTGTATATTCTGTTTTATACTGCCAAAAGTTTTCTCAGTAAGTTGTTCTTTCTTTGAAAAATTTATCTTTACCACAAGGCTTGACATTTTTTAAAGGGTTTTAGATACATTTAGCTTAGTTTTTATTTAGAAAAATTTTACTTATTTCTCGTTTACACATCATACGTAATTAAACGTGTAAATTAGATTTTTTTTAAAGGAAATTTGTGAGGAAACTACATAACACTTGTTGCTCGTTTTTTGCGAATAGTTGTCTTTTTGAATCCTGCAGATATAGCATCAATGTCGTCTTTGACGTCGTCTTCAGCTTCTTCGCCGAAAAGGTCAGTTTGTTCTTTGACTACTGCTACTACCTCAACGTCTTCATCGTCTTCGCCGACCTCTTCAACGTCTTCCTCCTCTTCAAGGAATTCACATTCTGTGAGTTTAAGGTCGTTTTTGTAGACTTTTAGTTGTGCTGGTCTCCAGGACAATCCGAACTTTCCACCAATAATCCAAACTCCAGAGCATTCGATGATGCTTATACAATCGGAACCCTTAGGGATAACGCTGGCGTGATTGTGAATATTGAAAGCAACTTTGTTTTTGTTATCATCATAGACCTGAGCCAAGTAGTTGTAAGAAGAATCTTTTAGCAACTTCGTCTTGAATCGCGGAGGATACTTATCATCTCTTTCTCCCTCATCATTTTCATTGAATTTTAAATTTGATTTGTAGAACAATTTAACTTCATCTTTGTTGTGTTTTTTCTTGAAGAAATCCTTTGAATTGAGGACCCCTGCGTCGACAGCATAACTGTCAAGTTGTTGAAACTTTTCGATGATGCTAGCGCTTGGTCCATTGAAGGAAAGTTCGAGAGTATCATTACTGGTTTCAGTAGGGTCGCTGGTCTTGTTATCTCCTCTGTTAGAATCCCATCCAGAAACCCCGAAAGGAGCCTTCATCTTATCCAACTGAATTCTTAAAGGGCGAGGGTCTCCGCCATCTTCAAAGTCGTAGTTAACATACACTACTTTTCCTCCATATTTATTAGCTCTTGGTTCTGAGAATTTTACGTTTTGTGGCTTGAAATCTTTTGCTTTGATAATTTTTACTGTCATTTTGATTGCTTTGCTTTGTTTGTTAATTACTAATAACTTTATTTCTTTAAGTCGAAAAACTTCTAATTAATTTCTTGGGTGTAGTATATACACGCGTTCGCATATACACTCTCTTACACATACGAATAATGGTAGAAAGGTCAAGAGAAAGGTCAAGAAGTATCCCTGTCAAGTCGTTGGACACTCCCAAGAAAAAGACTACAACTCCTAAGAAAAAGACCGTAAGTCCCTTGAAAAAGTCTACAACCCCTAAGAAAAAGACTACAACCCCTAAGAAAAAGACTACAAGTCCCAAGAAACCGCCGGGGAGTCCTGAAAAAAAGTCAAGTAATTTAGAAGAGAAAAAGATTCTAGAACAAATTCTAAATATACAAATCCCTGACAATTATTATCCTGGCAAGAAATTAGTCTTAAAAGACCTTGTTAAACAACAAGACGCTGGTATAATTCTGGAAATTACAAAAGGTCTTTACGGTTTCGTTGAAAAAATAGGGTTAGGTAGTAGCAGTATCGCTTTTACTTTTATAAAGATTATAGCTCTTATAGCTAGTAGTGCTATACCGTTTCCAGAAGTCAGAACATTCATAATTGTTAAGACACTAGCAATCATTAAGACTGCAAAAAGTACAGCAAATCTCGTCTTTGCAGAAATTTATTTAAAGCTTTTTGATAAAAAATTATCTACAGTGTCATACTATAAAAAGTTATCATTCGCTGTTGTTTTACCTGTTGTTGTAGGGTCCTTTTATCTTTTTAGTAGCAGTGCTGGCGGTAGAACCGCTAAACAACAAAACATTGTAGGATTTTTAGAAGATTCTTACAAAAAATCATTATCCAAAAACTACACTCCTTTCTTCACAGAAACGCCTGGAATCACAGGGGAGACGAATAAATTTTTAGTTTCTGAAAAAATCATAAAAGAAGGAGAAACTACGATAAAATTAGAAAAATTAGGAATCAATAATCCTGAAATTTCTAAATTGAATCCTAAGGGTGTTGGAATAACCTATAATCCTATCTTTGGAACAGATAAACCTATAAATTTAAAGTTTACAGCCAGAGTACCTTATCTTGACAACTCTGAAAAATTCTTATCAGGAGACGTAGGGCTCGTGAAAAATTCTAAAGATATTGAGAGTATCAAAGAAAAATTAACATATCTTGTAAAATTCTATGAAGAAAATCTTGGTGGTATATCTTCTTGGTACACGACTATCCAACGTATTACAGGCTTAGCTAAACGGTACGACGATTTGATAAGAACTATAAATTACACTGTAGAAGATATGAAAAGAAATGGAGAACCTGTTTTGAAAATACAAATCTATGAAGATTTAGGTGAACAGATTCTTACAGAAGGTCTTCAAAAGAAATCTTTATCGATTAAGTACGATTTACCAGAACAAGCAATTTCAAATTTTATAGAATTGAAAGACATATCATCACAATTACTGTTGAGCGGGATAAATATTTCTAATCAGAACAGTAGACAAAAAATCTTAGAAGCTAGTAGAACTCCGCCATTCATCAACACTCTGCGTTCTAATTTAAACATAATCAATGATACAAGAAAAAAATTACTCGAGGCCAATAGAGATATTAAATCTGCTAATCTTACAAATATTAATCTTGTTTCACTTCGCGTAGACGATGCTACAAGTGTTATTGCGAGCTCTATAAACCGTATAAAGAAGTATGATACGTCAAATCCTTTAGAATTTTACAGTAATACCATAGAGCCTGTTGTTATAGAAACAAGTAAAACATTCTATAGAATACCTGCTCAGAAACTTGCTGCTAATCAAATAAACAAAAAATAATTTTATTTTTATAGGTTATACAATCGGATGGACAATTTATTATTGAAACTAGCTCTTTCTACAAAAAAAACAGTTAAATCTACCTTGACATTCTGTAAAGACAGAGCAATTTGTCAAAGAAACAAGAAGACTTTTGTTTCAAAACTCCTAAAATTGTCAGGGTATAACGTCCCAAAAGATTCAGACCCTGTCCCAATTTACACCGAATTAGCAGAGCTTTCTTCACGTAAAAGCACTTTCGACGTGGAAAATCGCATTAGAATGACCCCAGAATTCAACGAGATAGTATCAAAATATGGGTCAGAAAATTTGAAATCTTTCTTGTTATTCAATGGAATTTTCATCCTTGTGAAAGAAAACAAGTTCGAGGAGCTCAAAGGGAAGGGTATGGTCATCAAGCAAAAATTAGAGGAATTGTACAGCAACCCTGTGTTCGCGGCAAAATTGAACGCTCTTTACCCTGGCATCGCAAAGTATGCTAAGAAAACTTTTAAATTGTAAAAAACTACAAGTAAAAATATATACAATTTTTTACTTTTATTTTTAGATTATCTGCAGAAACTGCTTAGAGAGCGCTTGAAATACGTACCCGATAGGTGTAAGTTCCAGCACCACTTCCAGCTGGTTGATGAGAAATTTGGAATTTGTTTCCGCTGGTCCAAGTTCCTCCGATACGCTGACCGTCAGCTCCTCTACTGTTAGTAAGTCTTGAAACTGAACCTCCGGAACCACTTGAACTGGCTACGAACGTAGCAGAAGCACCATTAGTATTATTCAAGTCAGACACAAGGATAACATAACTTCCATAAGTTAAGGTATTAACTACGTTAAACAAAGCAGTAGAAGTCTTTGTGATGATGATATCTTCGACAGCAGATACACCAGGAATGGTAATACCTGCGATTTCAGGGTCGCTTGGAAGAACAAAGTTAGTATAAACTACAGAATCTTCAAGGGTATAAATAGTAACTGTAGCACTTGTAGTTACAGCAGAAACAGTAGGGAAACTGATGTTGAATTTATCTACAGTGAAACCCGTGGCGCTGATACTATACAGACCTGCAGGTAAAGCAGGAGTAATTCCAAATGAATCTGTGATTCTTAGTTTTTCTCCTACTACAAGCCCGTGCCCTACCTTGTTGATTGTAATGAAAGTAGCTGTGTCAATAACAACTTCACAATTTTTATAGGTCTTACCTTTAACGTTGATACTTCCAGATTTTATGTTTTGATACTGCTGAACATTTGCTGTAGAAACACCTGCTACTCCGATGGTATCAGGGGTTTGAGCTAGAGTAGCGAAAGTCCATTCGTCATTGCTTTCAGAATAGAAATTTCCAACATAAGGAGAGCTCATCAATACTAAGGAGTCCCCTGCTGCAGGAAGAAGAACGAGGTCAAGACCGTCAGTGAAAAGATTTGGTTCAGGAGTATTATCAGCTGCGACGTAAAGTGTAGCTACTTTGGTTGTTCCGTCGTAGCTTTTTACACGTCTAACAACCCCAACAGCTGGCCCTGAAGTGACGTATACCCACCATCCCTTGTAAAAGTCAGTAACGCTACTGCAGTAAAGGTCAAAGTTGAGAGTTCCTGGAGCAGCACTACCAGCAACAAATTTATGGGTTTCTTGGTAAGCTGGAGCAGGGATGATTACATCACCATCAGCTACACCGTTAGGAGTCTGGAATCTACGAGCTACAACACCAGAATCGATACCTAATTCTCCATTTCCAGAATTTAAGATAACGATATTGTCTTTCACTACGAGAGTTTCTGTGCTTAGCGATGTTGTCGTACCATTTACTAAAAGGTCCCCAGCTACCGTAGTAAGGGATGTTCCTGTTCCTATAACCACCGGGACACCGTTAGTAGCAGTGGCAATTTTTACACCGTTAACGACATCAGCTGACTGGATATTTACTTCTTTGAGAGCTACTACGCTTACACCTCCAACAGGAGCTTCGATGTCGACAGCGTCAATAGCAGTACCTGCAGAATTTACTAAAATCTTACTTGTAGCATTGGTAGAACTGATGCTTACAGCGGTTCCAGAGCCGGCTCCTTGGACGAGAACATTGCCTCCGGTTGTCCCAGGGGCTACAATAGAAATAGCATCGACTGTAGCACTGTCTCCAAGACTCGATATGCTAATTTGACCTGAAGTAGCATTGTCAGCAAGCAAAGAGATAGCAGGAACACTTGTTCCAAAATTACCTTTTCCTAAAATTACAACGTTTCCTCCAGTTGTTCCAAGAGCGCTTACTACTACACCGTCTTCTGTAGTGCTGTCTCCGCTACTTACTAGCTCGATTTTACCCGAAGTAGCATTAGTAGCAGTGATACTAACACCCGCGACAGCTCCAGCTACAGGACCAGCAGCAGTTATGCTCACATTACCACCGGTAGCTCCGCTAGCATTAAGTTTAATAGCATCGCCAGTAGCAGAATTTCCAGCTGCTTCCAAGTTGATACTTCCAGCTGTAGTATTACTAGAAACCAAAGAGATACTTGGTTCCGTGGAAGCATCTGCATCTCCGGCAGCTAAGAGTCTGATATTACCACCGACTGCTCCTGAAGCACTGACGAAGATAGCGTCGCTTGTAGTAGAATTACCAGCACTTGAAAGCTCGATTTGACCACTTGAAGCGTTAGGGGCACTTACTTTAACAGCAGGGATACTGCTTGCGAAACTTCCAGCACCTCTAATGAGAATATTACCTTCTGCTGTGCCTGTAGCATTAATGCTAATAGATTCTGCAGTAGATACATTACTAGCGCTTGTAAGAAGGATTTGACCTCCAGCAGCAGAACTCGTAGCAAGTCTGATAGCTGGGTTGATAGCACCGTCTGCTAACACTGACACATTCCCATTGGTAGCTCCAGTAGCCTTGATTTCGACGCTATTGCTTAGGTTAGAATCTCCGGCACTTTCCAAAAGGATTTGTCCTGATACAGCGCTATCTGCGTGAATTTTTACAGCAGGATTGCTGTTTCCGTAGGTTCCAGAACCTCTGATAAGGATATTTCCATCTACGGTGTTAGTAGCTAAAATTTGAACTGCGTCGATACTTGTGCTTGCTCCAGCACTTGTAAGTCTTACTTGACCACTAGCAGTGTTAAGCGCGTTAATAAGGACAGCAGGATTTCCTGCAGCCATATTTCCGGCACCTTGAATAAGAACATTACCGTTGGCAGCATCAGAAGCAATTACTCTAACACTTGGCTGCGAACTACTACCTCCAGCAGACTGGACTGTTACTTGTCCGCTTGTAGCATTCGTAGCGTTGACCAAGACTGAATCTACGCCTGTACCGTCAGAACGAACTTCTACTTTTCCAGCAGCACCAGTGTCGCTAGCCCAGAGTGTAAGACCGGCAGCAGTAGTCCTAAAAAACGACGCTCCTGTAGCAGTTAATTCGATAGCGTTAGTTATATCAAATGATACTCTACTTGTTCCATAAACGGCGAATTCTCCTGCTGTTGTATTGATAGTTGTTTGATCTAAATCAGTTAGACCTTCCACGTAAAGCCCCCCATTTCTGATGAAGACGATACCTGTGCCTTGGTCTGCAGGGGAAAAGGCGCTTAAAACGTCCAAGTCTCCCCTGATTACGAAGTTCGCAGGGTTAGTGTTTGGGGTATGATTACTTGCCATCTAACTTATATCATTTAGATTATAAAATAATTTTTGGGATATTTTACAATTTATTAAATAGTATTTATTCTTCTGTATTTCTTGTAGAAGACATTCTAGACTGAACTTCGACAAGTTTGAAATTTCCACCTGTAGGACTTGAACTTCTCAAGTCTATGCCGTTATGTAGTAAAAACGCATAAAGTTCTAGGCTTCCGGTTGCTGCCAAATACTTTCTGTCAGAATTATCAATTTTAACAATGTTATTAGTTAGTTCAACGGCTCTTTCGTCGAAAGATTTTGGTAAAAGGCTAGAACTACTTTTATCCTTCTTATCACTCCTATTGTTTTTAAGAATTGTAAACATTTCTTTAAAAAGAGCTCTATAATCAAAATCTTTGTCTACACGATACCCGGAAATTTTAAATATCTGCTTAGCGACTAATGGTCTAATTTGTTTTCCTCCATCTGCTTTGGGGTTGTCTTGGCAAATATTATTTGATTCGCAGAAATCAAGTATTTCTGAAACAGATTTCTTGCTAGAAATAATAGCTTTCAAAACTATATCTGGAATCATTCTTTTTATTTTAAGATTACAAAAAAAAATCTGGATATTCTTTTGGTAATTATTCGTAGTCTCTCACAGAAATTCCTATAGGAAACCTTGGGACTCCTTCGAACAGTTCAAAGTACTTAACTGTTAAATACTTTCCGACGTATTTCTTAGCATCTTTGAACTGAACTGCTCTTTCGGCGTGAGTTCCTGTAGGTCTTACTGTGAATGTAGCATCACCAACCTCGTCAGCTCCGGGAACTTTGCACACCCACAAAACCAGCCCCGATTCTATACCAGTTCCTTCTGTGAAACCAACGATTTCAAATTCAGAATCCATAAATTTTTTAAATTTCTGCAAGTTTTTTGATCTAGACTTCTCAAGGTATGGACCTAGAAAATTTCTAATCATTACACCTTCATAACCTAAACTTACGTACTTGGAGTGAAATGTTTCAAGGTCTTCTGGGGATTTTAGAATTTCTGTTTTTATTAATCCAAGATGAGAGAATTTATTGCTTGAGAATGCTTTGCGAAGAACTTGAAGTCTGTCTGAGTAGTCAGCGTCGCTTACAAGGTCGTAAATTATGAATTTTATGTTTTTTAGCATCTTCTCAGCATCATCCTTTGTTAATTTCTTTTTTCTCAAAAGCCCGCTAAGTTCGTTGAATGGTAAACTGTCTGAATAAAGCTCCCCGTCTATCTTCAAATTCCCGAATTTCTTGAGTTCTTCGAGTAAGAACCCCAGATTAGAGAACAGTTTAGATTTTCTTGAAAATAAATTTTTATTAGAGTAAACTGCTCTTACTCCGTCTAGTTTCGGCTGAACGTAGCAAGGGAATGAGATGTCGTGGCTTCTCGTAGTGTAGTCAACGGCGAGCATAGGCGAAATGTAAACGACTTCTCCTCCGACTTCTTCAGTGTATCCATTGTCTTTTTTCTTATTCCACTTGCTTTTAGCTTCTGCGATTGCTTGGGAATAGTGGGTAGTTTCATTGCTTCTTCCTATATTTTTCCCGGTAGAAACCACGGAATCAAAGATTGTTTCAGCTCCTCCTACAAACCCCGTGGTTATCCTTACGATACTCTCCATTTTCTCGTCCTTGACACAGATATCCCACTTCTTCACTTTCCCTGATTTAGTTTTTGAATACAACGTAGCAAACCCCATTACTACATTACACTTAGTCTTTTTAAGTGGTTTAAAAAATAAAAATATTCTTTATAAAACTATGGATAAACCAAACAGAACTTTGCCAAATGAACTGCTAGTAATGATAGCAGAATACGTGTATTCTTCTCAAAAGCATAGCAATTTCTATAGATTGTCAAAAACTACAAAAAGTATAATGGATTCGCTTGCTAAAAAAGCAGGATTTTCAGATTATTTGAGCAGATGTCTGATACTTAGTAATACTTGCTACGATTGTCGTGGGAAACTTTCTTGGCACAATGATTTTTTCTTTGGAAAAAACTACAAACTGTGTCGTAATTGTGCTTACAATAGACCAAAAATCTCGATGCCACAGATAAAGAAAACCAAAATTCTCACAGAACAAAATATTTTAAGTGCTGATTTACCATCAATTTCTTATAGAAATGAGTACAAAGTGACGTGTAAATTGTATCTAGAAAGCGATGTAGAAGAACTTCAAAATTTTTTATATACACAAGAACAGATCCAGAGTTTCTACGACAGAAAAGAAAGAAGAATTGAAAGAAGAATGGAACTAGAAGAAGCTAGAGATTCTAGAAAACTAGAAATAAATAAAACATTATCAAAATTTTCTAATTATATTATGCGCCGTGTTATTGAAGAGAGTTCTGAATGCGAAAAGTACATACGTTCTGGTGTTCCAAAAAATGCCAAGAATAAACAACGATTTATAGATAAAATGGTAGCAGAAGCTGAAAGATACGAACGAAAAAGAAATTACATCGAAGGTCGAGGATTGCTTCACGAAGCAAGCAAAAGGCGCAAAAATCTTAATAATGGTTTTTATTCTTATCACTATCACTACTACTACTACTACTACTACTATTAGTACTACCAAATTTAAACTAAAACTTTTAAGAACTAAATAAGTTTTTTTATTTCTTAACAATCATTCTTCTATGAGACAAATTTCTTCTTCGTCAATTTCTTCTTCTACAATTTCAATTCCAACATTTTGTTTAATATTCTTTTTGTAGATTTTTCTACGAGCATATTGCTGTCTAGAAAATATACTAAAATTATCTACGATATCAATGATTATAGGGGGTCTGGTATGGGTTTTTCTGTAAATTCTGCCTATACTCTGTGTAATATTACTTCTTGGAGTAGCAAATACCAAGCAATTTAATCTGGGAACATTGAAACCTTCTGATGCCATACCGTAGGTAGCTAAGAGAACCTGGGATTCTTTGTTAACACTTAACACTTCTGGTTTAAGACTACCTATAAAAAGTCCTGAAATGCCAGGCAATTTACTGTGCAGATTCTTCAGCTGACCTGTGCGGTCGCTTAGCACTAAAATTTGATTTTCTTTATTTTTAGCAAGGTCTTTGATAATCCCAATCAAAATTGCCGTACGTTCCGAGTCAAGCGCTATATTTGAAATCATACTTGATACTGCGGGGGTTCCGTCTCTAAGAAGCAATTCTTTAGAAGAGTCTCCTTTATAAACAACAGAACGTATATCAGTCTCTTGTTTTAACTCGGAACTATTCGAGAATAAGACGTTTCCTATGTACCATAAAATCATTTTCTCCATTTTGTCTTTACGTTCAAGCGTTGCTGTAAGCCCGAATAGATACTTAGGTCTGATTTTAAACATAATTTTTGAAAAAACTTCGCTAGCTATACCGTGGACCTCGTCGATTATACACATACCAAAAGATTTCAAAGAATCTGGAGTTATACTCTTAGACATCGAGAGAGTCTGCAGCATTCCTATAACTACTTGGCAACCTTCGTGATTAAAAGTTTTTCCTTGAATAGTCCCTATCTTTACATCAGGCAATTTGTCTCGTAATTCTTGAGTCCACTGCTTCATCAATTGAATTTTATTAACTACTATCAAGCTTTTCATTTTGAACGAAGAAATCAGTTTTATGCCTAGCACAGTGTTATGAGTAATTACGAAATCTTCTAAAACAAACCGCCTATTACCAGTAAGCTCAAACCCGTAGTAAGTTCCATAAGAAAGGTAAGAACACGTGAAAGGTATTGATTTTTTACTTCCTAAACTACCCTGTAAGAACATCAAAATTTTTTCTAAATAACTTGAATATACCCCGCCTATTACAATCCCATCTAAAACTCCTTTTAAAATCTTCTTTCTTTCTTGGATATTCCCATTTTTAATCTTGTTTATAGCAGCAAGATTTAAGCTTTTTCCTATAGAGTAGCACTCTTCCAGCGATTTTCCATTACTTTTCCAATGGCCCACAGGCTCAGTTCTACGATAAAGTCCTAATTTACATTTACTGTAAATGTAATCATTCAAAGGAATATCGAAAACTCCGATTATTTCTTCTAGAAAATTCTTTTTAAGCAAGGCAGTTCTCAGGGAATCGCAGATACTTACGCGGACGCGATTAGACGAAGGGCAAAAGTAAGAAACAGCATAAAGCATTCCTTCTTCTGGATTTTCAAGGATTTTTATATCATTTTTCACACAAAGTATATGAACTGAATTACATACGAAATTTCCGTCATCGTAAGAAATTTTAAACAAAGCGTCTTTACCTTTAGCTACACTTTTCACGGTACAAGGGTTTTTTCCTTCACCAAGTAATACGTCCCCAGGGATTATATCTTGGACTTTTTTGACTGCGCCGTCGTTCATAACTATCCCTGTATCAACACCGAGACATTTGCCTGTGCCTGTAGCGAGGCTTAAGATGCCTCCGCCTACACTTTTTTCTTTCTCTAACATACACTTGTTGTAGCAGGCAGATTGAACTCCTGGTCTTAAAGTAAAACTTTCAGCAGCGAATGAAACCGGAGAAGGCTCGAAGTTAACGTCTTCTTCAAAGTCTTTGAAAAGAGTGCTTTGCCTCGCAAAATACAGAGGAACTGTCAAGTATTCAGGAGTTTCTTGAAATACCTTGATTTCTTTAATGTCAAAGTTCCCAAAAGAGCTCACAGGGACCAGGGTAAGTTCTTTTTTTATACGGGCTTGAATTGTCTTAGTAAGTTTTGATTTGAGAACAGAGAATCCCCTTGAATCTACCGTAGCTACAGTAGCATCACCCATTGTTATTAAGATAATTTTTATTTTTAAGCAAGCAAAAACGCATTAAACTGTGTATCAAAATCTGTAGCACAGTTGAATACACAAATCCTAACGAGAACTGCTTTACCGACTTTTTGAGTATTCTCGAAGTTATTACTTCCAGAAAAAGTCAAGAACACTTTGTTAGCTGACACGTGGTAAACAGCCATAAAAGCACGAATGCTTCTAAATCTTGTGAAATTAGACAAGATGTCTGGACGTTGAGCTGTTAAACTATTTTTATAAATTTGAAGCATTGACATAATGTTATTGTATTACTTTCTTACTATCAGGTTTATAAAATAATTTTTTTAGATGGACATTTCAAATCTCAAGTTTGATTGTGGAAAGTATCCAATAAGGTCGAAATCTTCTACTGTAAGTTCTTTGAAGTCTTTATCTTTGACAGAATCGCTTAGCTTTAATGCTGGCGAAGGATGACAATTTCTTTCAATCATTTTCTCAAAATTATCGACGTGAGTCTTGTAAACGTGAGCATCTCCTGAAACGTAGAGAATTTCTTTAGGTTTCATATTGGTTTTTGCAGCTAGAATGCTGGTAAGTAAAGCGTAAGAAACTATGTTAAAGTTTATAGCGAGCATATCACTTGACCTCATATAAAACTGACAACTTAAGAATTTTTCACCTGCTTCTTCTTCTACATAAAACTGAGCTAAGACGTGGCAAGGAACTAATGCCGTAGCCCCAAGGTCTGAAGGATTCCAGGCTGATAAAATTATCCTTCTACTAAAAGGGTCTGTCTTGAGCTTGGAAATTATATCAGAGATTTGGTCGCACCCACCGATTTCTCCTACGGCTACATTGGAAGTATCTGCAAATTTTTCAAGATACTTAGCACCGAAGTGTCTCCACTGAAATCCGTAGCCTGGTCCAAGGACGCCAGTATCGTAATCAAGGCCTTGAGAATCTAAGAATTTTCTTGAAGTATTTCCATCCCAGATTTTGATACCCTTGTTTTGGAGTATCTTAGCATCAGTATCGCCTCGTAAAAACCAAAGAAGTTCTTCTAAGATAACATTGAAAGGAGTTTTTCTTACAGTTAACAAAGGAATACTACGAGAGATATCAATTCTCAAATTATTCCCAAAGAGAGACAAAGTTCCAGTGTTAGTCCTGTCTTGGCGTTCTTTGCCGAAAGTAAGGATATTTCTTACAAGCTCAATCATTTTACGTTCTTCAGAAACTTTCTCAGTTTTAGAGTAGTAAAGAATCCTGTAATTTATGTCTTCCTGTGTGAATTTAGAACTGTATCCAGACAAATAGTAAGAATCGTCAAAATGCTTCATATACTTAATAGTATCACTTGCACAGACTTGAATGTTGAAATTTTTCACTTCTGTGATGTAAAGCTTCTCAGCACACAATTTGTAATCGCTATTTAAAAATTTTGCATATATTTCAGAACCTCCTATTACGAACACGTTGGGCTTGTAAATATTGTATAAAAACTCAAAAGTTGCTAAACTCATAAAATAAGGGTAAGAAGTGTTGCCTTCTTCGATGTCTTTTGCTGTTGGTACGCTGAGAAGCATAGGGTCTGTTGTAAGAACGAAATTGTACCTGTCTTTGAGAGGTCTGTTTGGAATCGAAAAATAAGTTTTACTTCCCATCAATACAACATTTTTTGGAAGTAGAGATTTTTCACATAAGCTATCCTTCGTAAGATTCTTGAAAAATGAAAGGTCTTCTAGAAGTTTGACTATCAACTTCCCATTTTTACCTATTGCTAACCTGTTTTTGTACTGAACTACGCTAGCTACCAAATTAATCATACTATTAAGTATAAGTAGAATTTTCTCTTTAAATGAATTTTGTGAGATTTTTAAAAATCTTCTGAATTATTTAAAAATCTTCTAGATGATTTAAAAATCTTGTATACGATTTAAAAAAATATAAGGTTTACATATCAATACAGAATGAACTACCAGAACATCATCAGTTACGCAAGTATTTTCTCAGGTTTCTTAATCGTCGCCAATAACTTTTTAGGAAAAGAGTACCTTGATTTATTCTTGAGATTCTCTTGGGGGACATTTCTCGGGTTCGCAAGTATGACTTCTCTTGGGGTCGTTGGGACCGAGGGATACAAGTATTACTTGAAAAGAATTGAAGATTCTAATACCAGTTCTTACGACGGAATCGTCGACACAGATTGTCCTCTAATCATCGAACAAAAGATTTGCCGAGATTCTTTCTACTTTGTAAAGCTTGGAGACCTTGAATACGTATTCATAATTGTCCCTACAGAAAAGGAGGCAAAACTCCTCATTTCAAAAGAAAAAGAAGGGATGATTAGAGGATTGAGCCTTACAGTTGCCGATGAAAATTTGGAATTATCCTCCAAAGAGTTTTGGTACGGCACAGTAAAAATTATAAAATTATGAAAAATGATGAGCTTATTAGCTGCTGCAGATTAACTGCTAAAACTGATAGAAATCTCTCCATTTTTTATACGTATAATGTTATAATTTTTAGCAAACACAAAAGCACTTACAGGAAGTGCAGAAGTGATTAAATTTACGCTCAGTAAAGCGTGGGATACCCTGGAAAAATTCAAAGTACCCGTAGGATACCAAACCTCTGGGGATTCGCAAAAAGGCAAACAGTATATGAATTTTTCTGTACCACTTGTATGATACTTATTAACATTCAAAGTATTTAAAGAATTTCCAGATATTACCCTGTTTCTTTCTGTACCATCAAGTAGAAGCTTAGCATCTTCCATCAAGGGAAATATATCCGTGAAAACTATTCCATTTCTCACTCCAAAGTTAAACCAGTCATTGTTCTCTTCGCTGGCCTTTTCTCTAAATACCCAAATCAGTTCAGAACAAGGGTGGTTGAAAGGAAGGTCTATAGAATGAGGACCTCCTCGGGGGATGCCTTCATTCATTACAGCTTGTAGTTGAGATATCACGAATTCAAATTCTGTGTCAAATAATTTATTTTTTTCATTTTCATCGATGTACACGTAATCAGCTATCAATTTTGTTTCTAAAATACTCGCAGAATTAGGAGGAGTAAGACCGTCATATATCACACAGTTTTCAAATAATTCAAATTCGAAATGGATTGAAACTGTATTAAAACGCATAGCAAAGAGAGGCAATGCTGCTCCTAAATTTTTACAGAACCAGAAATCTAGAGGAACAAAATACTCTGTATCATACTCGGCAGTGTAAGGCAGTCTGCTAACGTGGGCGTATTTTCCTATCAAAATATTTTCCTTAGGAGTCTTTGATGACAATTCTTCCCAGATTTCAGCGTACAGTCCGTATCTTTTATCTATTATGTAATCACCTATCTGGATACTATATTCTTTGACTAAAACATTCCCAACACTGTTAGTCCATCCAGCGTAAGTCCCTGAAGTTCTTGTAAGCTTAGGGAGTTTCACATTCAGATAAATATTGTTGACATAATCTCCAAATTTGGGAATAATAATGCTCCATTTTTTCCCAAAATCCACATTTTCCTTAGGGTAAATGCTTATCTGGTCTTTTGAAAAATTAACATACTGATTGTAAGATTGTTTGATAAAATTCTGAGTAGGATATTTTGTAAGAAAAGCATCTTGTTGTCCTATAGCTTTCAATTGAAAAATCCCTCCAGTCATAACGAAGTTGTAGTAGTAATTCTAATTACAAATACATTACAAAAAAAAATCTGGTTTAGAACAATTTGTAAATTTAGAACAATTTGTAAATGACGAATAAAATCGAGAAAATTACACTTAAAAGAACGCTAAACAACAAATCTGTTTTCTGTAATTTTAACAAGGGGAACCTTAGGATACTTTTACTCAATTCGTTGTTTGTAGCGCCCATCAGTAACCCGAAGACTACCAGAATATCCATCCATTCAGATTTTTTATTAGTTCTTTTTTCATTAATTAGAAATTCAGGCTGAATCGATACTGCCGATACTACCGCTTCTTCTTCTACAGAAGAATCTGGTAAATCTGAAATTTTTGTAGATGACATAATCTTAACAATCCTCTTTAAAAGTCCTCTTTACATTACTCAAAATAAAAATTTCAAAGTTCTAACTCAACTTGTTTCTTTCTTCCAAGAATTTAGCATAGTCTTGATCCAATTGTGAAGGATTGTTTGAATTTTCGCTTGTAGGAACATCTGCTTTTCCTGCTAAGTTGTCATCAGTCATAACAAAAAAATCTTCTCTTTCTATCTTGCCTTCTGGAGGGAAAGGAGAATCTCCGTATATACTATTGTTCGTATTCAAGCCTACTACTCTTTCATACTCGTCGAACATGCTGCCAGACTGGATTCCAGAAATAACTTTTGCAACAGGTTTAACTTCCCTGGGCTTCTCGGTCCTTTTAGTTTGCCTGTCGGTCCCCATTTTACTCGCTAGCCAGCTAAAGGCTTCTGCTCCGACCTTTTTGCTGCCACCAACGACGACAGTAGGAACTTCTGTGATACCGAACGAGGCTACTTCTTGAGGGCGTTTCCCTCTCACTTTATCAACACATACAAACTTTGAAAATGAAGTCTCTTCCCCAGATTTCTTCAAAATTTCTATAAATTTTATAGAGTGAGTACAGTTATTGCTGAAGAATAATACGACAGTCATTTTTTATGTTCTTCCTTTACATTACTTAAAATAAAAAGATTGCTTTAAACACGCAAATTTCTACAAGCACTAACATTTCTAAATCCAAGAATTTTAGCAGCATTACAGTTAGAAATACTGTTTCCAAAACCACAAGCACCATCTCGTTCTATAGCTACTACTGGGCCAGCGCAAAGCCCTGATCTAAACCCGCAACACCCTGATACACAGTCGCTGTCCCTTAGACACTTGTCAGTTATAAACGTTTTTTTCAAACCCAAGGAACTCCCTGAGACACACATCCCCGAAACAACAGCAAAGTAAGCAACAAACAACAAAAACTTCATTAATACATCTAAGTATAAAAAAAATCGATTTTTTCCTTATATAACACTACAAATGGTATAGTTAATCTATAACAAAAATCTAAAAAACAAAAAATGACATCAGCAGCTTCATTCAACGCACAAGACAAAGCAGAACAATTGCAGATGGAAATCGAAGAAGTTCGCCAAGAAATGGCACGAGAACAAGCTTGGAGAATCGAATCAGTTATGGATCGACTTTGTCCAGTGAGAGCTTGGGGTCGCGAAAATGAAGAACTTAAAGTTGCTATCAGAAAAGCACTCGCAGAAAAAGAAGCTGTTATCAACAATGTATTTGGTCATTCTTTCAAAAATCAATCAAATTACATCATAACTGCTACCACTCAGACTGGAAAAACCAAGATGTTGACCGACATTCTCGGCGAAACTGGGATGCGTAGCATTTCTGTAGTTTCTTGCGACAATCGCGACGACCAGGTTCAACAACTTTCGAAACGTCTTCATTTGGCCGGGATTGAAAATCTCAAGATTAAAGACATCAAGCTCACAGCAGCTGGAAATGTTAAGAAAGTATTTTTGGAAAGAATTCTCAAACATTACAATGAACACAAGAAGCTTACTTTTGTTCTTTTGAATAACACTTCTCAGTGTTCTAAATTGTCCAGCGTAATCAACCAGTTATTTCGAACACTCGACGTCGAAAGATATCAAGTTTTCCACGATGAAGCTGATTTGATAAACAAGTCAGACTACGTCGAAGCAAATGGTCCTGAAAAAATAGCAAAAGTCCACAAAGATTGGGTAGAACACTTCAACAACATAAAAGTGTTCCACCAGATTAAATTCGTAAAACGCGTGTGGATTTCAGCAACACCTGAAAATTGTAGCCTTATCAAAGATGTTAAAGCTAAGCACGTTTTTGTGCTTCCACAACACCCCAATTATCGAACTCAAAACATTTTCGAAGAATGGTCTAACCAAGAAAACACTGACGCTTTGGTAGCAGAAGTAGAAAGAATCAAAGAAGAATGTAGCAAAGAAGTAATTCTATACTGCACTGACAGACTGAATTCTGGACAAGCAGAAATAAGTCGCGACCTTTGTAGAATAGCAAAATGTCCAGTAGTTTCTTACAATGGATCTGGTAGTATTATCTACAAGCCACGCCAAAATCCTCGTCTTAATAAGACTGATGCTATAAGCGATATTCTCGCTGAATTAGAACAAGATTTTTACACTGGTCCAGTGATAGTCGTTGGTCACGCGTTGATGAGCAGAGGAATTTCCTTTGTAAGTTCTAAAAGCGGAGAAAAACCACTTAGCGCTACAGTAATGTTCTATGAAGGTTCTAGAACTGCTCACGCTGTTGGTATAGCGCAAAGAATTGGAAGAATATCTGGAAATTCAAGACCGGACTTGCCAGACCGGGTATTGTATTGTTCCAAAGAAATCCACGAGTGCTACAACAAGTATTTAGCAAATCAAATAGTTATATACGAAACACTTAGAAGTCCAGAAAATCAAGAACGATTTGTATCTGACATTCTAGTTAATGATGAAATAATTGGCTTGAAAGAACTTGACAGAAAAGTCGATAGAAATGAGCTTGGAAAAGCTATCACAATTTACTCATCTTCTTGTTCGAAGTCTTCGAATCTGACTGAGACTACGGCGAACAGCGACGAGTCCGTATCCGACGACGACGAGTCTGCTGACACTGAAAAGATGAAAGGTCTTGTCAGAAGATGGATTAAGACTGATAACAGCGACAGTATTGCTAAAATATTCAGAAAAATATACAGTAGCCCTGGAAGCAAAATGCTTTCAAGCGAAGTGAATGCGATAGTAAGTTCTTTAAGCAAAGTAGCTCAATACTTTGGCAATCTAACATCTTCAAATCACAGTAATAAATGGTGTCTAGTTTTCTCAAAAGATTCGCAGTTTCACTACATCAGACCAGAAGCTGTAGAATTCGCTAACACCTTGTAAAACTCAAAAAAACTCAAAAAACTCAAAAAACTCAAAAAACTCAAAAAACTCAAAAAACTCAAAAAACTCAAAAAACTCAAAAAACTCAAAAAAAACTCCATACAAACACGTATGGGGTTTTTTGCATTTTATATACAAAGCAAAGCTTCTTTTATGATTTTTTTAAGAACACATACACTCATAGAATTTCCAATTTGTTTAGCTATTTGCGTTTTGGATACAACTACCTTAAAGTTTTTAGGAAATCCTTGAAGCTGTAGTAGTTCTTTGATGGTAAAAGGTCTTTTTAGTTCATAAATAATATGGTCGCTGTGGGTCAAAATAGTCGGAGAAAACTTTGTAGAACATATTAGCAAAGGAATAGAATTTATAAAACCTGTATTGATTATATTGTATTTAGCCTCTTTGTCTAAACGTAGTTTTCCAATTTGTTCTTTTGTCAAAGGAATTTTTTCGCCTACTACTTTGTCATTTATAATACTTTCAAGAGTCTTCATTTTCACTTCAGAAGGCTTATCAAATTTTTTCTTTTGTATATCTTTTCTAATACAAACGAAATAAATTCTCTTTCTGTTCTGAGGAAGTCCGTAGTCTTTGGTATTGTAAACACTTGCGTCTACGTGGTATTCTTTTGATAATTCTTGTATAAGCAAAGCATATGGTTTCCCTGAGTCTATACTTTTGAAGCCAGTAACATTCTCGAGTATTACAATTTTTGGTTTACTTTTAGATACTGTGTCTAGCATAGAAGATATCACAGAAGGTCTCGGGTCGTCAAGACCAAGACGTTTACCCATAAAACTGAACGTTTGACAAGGAAACCCGCAAACGTAAAGGTCCACGTGAGGTAATTCTTTATTATTTCGTGTTATCATATCAGTGTAAACTTTTTCAGGTTTTGGATAGTTAGCTTCGCAAGTAATTCTAGTGTACTTATCGATATCGCAAGACCAAATCTGTTTAAACTGGATTTTGAGCTGAGATAGTGCTTGTAAAGGCGCTTCTATCCCTGAACAGTCAGTACCTACTGTAATCATTCTTACATTATTGATATTAAAAAAATATTTGGATTAACCAAGATTTTAAAATGCAAAAAACCCCATACGTGTTTGTATGGGTTTTTTTGAGTTTTTTCAATCAATAATTCGTGATTATCAATTCTTTCTTGGTTGCTTTGCCGACAAAATGGTTGGTGTTATCGTACTGAAAGAAATTGTATTTTTTAAAAAGTTCTCGTACTTGATCTGTATCTACTTGCGTCATCATCCACTTAACTTTCTTCGATGCAAGGACGTCAAGCTGGTCTTTGAGAACTTTGATGTCAAACAAGGTTTCTTTGGTGTTGTAATTGAAGCAGTATTTTTTTTCTTCAATGTAAGGTGGATCAAGAAATACAAAATCGCCTTCTTTTGCCTTAGCAATTACTTGAGAATAATCCTTAGAATACAGCTTGGTTTTTTTCAGAATATCTGGCAACATTCTTATTTTTTCCTTGTATTTTTCAGTGAATATGTGAGCTGTATTCTTATTGTATAACTGTCTTGAAATTCCAGTAATGGATAAGACGCTAGAATGTTCTAAAGATGCGTTATAACTACAGTATATCATTATTAAATATCTACCAGTTCTTTCATCTACTTTTAAATTACTTATAGTATTAACAATTTCCTTGCATTTTTTTATCTTTTCAGCACTGGAAAGCTGTAAGAAAGTTTTCTTAAATGCGTCGATTTCATTAATAAGATATTCTGGATTTTCTTTGGTTAACTTCCAAATTGAAATGATGTCTTTATTAAGGTCATTAAGTATTGCTTTCTTTGGAAGTAAGGCAAGGTAGACAGCACCTGTTCCTAAGAATGGTTCAAAGTATGTTCCTGGAAAGTCAGGGATTCTTGGAATTATGTGTTTCAGAAAATTCGTTTTATTCCCTGGTCTTCTAATGAATGTCTTCATCTTTACTGTTAGTATAGATTTTTAAATACAAAACAAAGTTTCTTTTATGATTTTTTTAAGAACACACACGCTCATAGAATTTCCGATTTGTTTAGCTATTTGCGTGTTGGATACAACCACCTTGAAGTTTTTGGGAAATCCTTGAAGTTGTAGTAGTTCTGAGATTGTAAAAGGTCTTTTTAGTTTTATTATTAATAACTGAGAACATTGAGTAGTTAGTGTAGGGCACATAAATTCTACATCAGAATAGTAATTCCAAGGTGATAAAATTTTTGTATTTTCTTTTATTTTATTCATATTTTTAAAGTACATATTTGGAATTTTTTCCCCTACCAAACTGTCATTTATAATACTTTCAAGAGGCTTCATTTTCACTTCAGAAGACTTCATAAATTTTTTCTTTTGTATATCTTTTCTGATACAAACGAAATAAATTCTCTTTCTGTTTTGGGGAAGTCCATAGTCTTTGGTGTTGTAAACACTTGCGTCTACGTGGTATTCTTTAGATAATTCTTGTATAAGTAAAGCATACGGTTTCCCTGAGTCTATACTTTTGAAGCCAGTAACGTTCTCAAGTATTACAATTTTTGGTTTACTTTTAGATACTGTGTCTAGCATAGAAGATATCACAGATGGTCTTGGGTCGTCAAGACCAAGGCGTCTGCCTGCTAAACTAAATGTTTGACAAGGAAACCCGCAGACGTAAAGGTCTACGTGAGGCAATTCTTTATTATTTCTTGTTATCATATCAGTGTAAACTTTTTCAGGTTTTGGATAATTAGCTTCGCAAGTAAGTCTAGTGTAATTGTCGATATCACAAGCCCAAAGCTGTTTAAAAGGAACTTTAAGCTGTATCAAAGCCTGTAAAGGCGCTTCTATCCCTGAACAGTCAGTACCTACTGTAATCATTCTTACATTCTTGATATTAAAAAATATTTGGATTAATCAACACTACTAACTTCGCGAAAGAAATCAAAATTAGAATAATAGTTAAACTCGTTATGATACTGTTCCATTCTCCTTGAGGAATATTGTAAAGAGGTCGTATGAACTGTCCCGAAATACTTTTATCGACGTCTACACCACGTAAGTAGCTTTCAAGAATTGTTAGGCAACACGCGTCGTTATTCAGATACCAATGAAGTAAAAGCGTTAAGCCTCCTGTTACGTGAAGGAATAACAATAAAGGCTCGTCCAAAAATGGAGCAACAACCATAAAAATTATTATAAGAATATGAACTATTCTTACTAACACAGACAACAACGACATTACACTACGTTTCTAAAATAATTATTTTGTAAGTGTATAATAATAGAAGTTAATAGTACTATAATACAAGTTATGGTAAATAAAGAAATCACCAAAATAGAGGGGGATATGAGTATAAAACCCTCGTCTGACCCGACCATTTACGGAGAAGGAAACCTTGATATATCGGGCGATTTGACTGTTTTAGGCAATGTTTCGTTCGGGTCAAGCACTATTCTCCACGGCGCCCTTGTTGGTCTTACAGCAGACGACCACTCCCAGTATACTCTCCTCGCCGGACGGGCAGGCGGACAAATCCTTACAGGAGGAATAAATTCAGGTAATAACACCACAATTCGGAGTACTTCTAACGCTACAAAAGGTTCGGTAGTTTTCGACGAAACTACTGCCACTTCGAGTAATTCCACAGGTTCTGTAAGAATCCTTGGAGGTCTCGGTATTTCAAATACTACCGACGCAATCAGTGCTACCAACGGAGGAACCATAACAACTGCTGGAGGAATCGCAGTCGCGAAGAAAGCATTTGTTGGTACAGACCTTTCTGTAGGAGGAAACTCCAGTGTTCTTGGGAATTTGAACGTTACAGGAGCACTTTCATTCGGTTCTACTGTGATTCCTCACAACACCCTAACAAATTTATCAAACGATGACCACTTACAGTACACCCTCCTTGCTGGTAGAACAGGCGGACAAATCCTTACGGGAGGAACAGCAGCTAATAATAACACTACAATTAGGTCTACTTCTAATGCTACAAAAGGTTCTGTAATTTTCGATGAAACTACCGCGACCGCGAGTAGTTCCACAGGAGCAGTTAGGCTTGCAGGGGGTCTTGGCATTTCAAATACTACCGACGCTACGAGCTCGATTAACGGAGGAACCATAACAACCGCTGGAGGCTTGGCTGTAGCAAAGAAAGCGTTCGTTGGTACAGACCTTTCAGTAGGAGGCAACCTCGTTGTTACCGGAACAGCGACTCTTCCGCACGGCGGCTTAACTGGTCTTACGTCCGACGACCATCCAATTTATACTCTCCTTTCAGGCAGAACAGGAGGTCAAGTAATTACCGGAGGAATAAATTCAGGCAATAATACTACAATTCGATCGACTTCTAACGCGACTAAAGGTTCGGTAATCTTCGACGAAATCACTACTTCGTTGAGTAGTTCTACAGGAGCAGTAAGACTTTCTGGAGGACTTGGTATTTCCAATACTACAGACGCAACTTCGGAAATTAACGGAGGAACCATAACAACCGCTGGAGGCTTGGCTGTAGCAAAGAAAGCGTTCGTTGGAACAGACCTTTCTGTAGGAGGCAACAGTAGTGTTCTTGGGAATTTGAGTGTTACTGGAGCACTTTCGTTCGGGTCTACAGTGATTCCTCACAACACCCTAACAAATTTATCAAACGATGACCACTTACAGTACATCCTCCTTTCAGGTAGGACAGGAGGACAAACACTTACAGGAGGAATAGCTTCAGGAAATAACACAACAATTAGGTCTACTTCTAATGCTACAAAAGGCTCTGTAATTTTCGATGAAACCACTGTCGCGTCGAGTAGTTCTACAGGAGCAGTTAGGCTTTCTGGAGGTCTTGGTATTTCTAATACCACAGACGCGACAAGTGCTACCAACGGAGGAACCATAACAACCGCCGGAGGCCTGGCAGTCGCGAGGAGAGCCTTCATAGGAACGGACCTTTCTGTAGGAGGAAACTCCAGCGTCCTTGGAAATTTAAGTGTTACTGGGGCACTTTCATTTGGTTCTACCGTAATTCCTCATAACTCCCTTACTGGGCTCTTGTCAGACGACCACCCAATTTATACCCTCCTTGTTGGCAGAACAGGTGGTCAAATTATTACAGGAGGAACAGCTGCAAGTAATAACACTACAATTAGGTCTACTTCTAACGCTACTAAAGGCTCAGTGGTCTTAGATGAAACTACTACAAGCACCAGCAGTTCTTCCGGGGCTTTACTTCTTTCTGGAGGCCTGGGTATTTCCAATACCACAGACGCTACGAGTTCGACTAACGGAGGAACTATTACGACTGCGGGAGGAATGTCAGTCGCAAAGAAAGCTTTCATCGGCACAGACCTTTCGGTAGGAGGAAACTTAACGGTTACCGGGACTGCCGCAATTCCGCACTCCGGGCTTACAGGTCTAAGCTCCGATGACCATCCAATTTATACCCTCATTGCTGGTAGAACAGGAGGACAAACACTTACAGGAGGAACAGCTGCGAACAATAACACAACAATTAGGTCTACTTCTAATGCTACAAAAGGCTCTGTAATTTTCGACGAAACTACTCCGACTGTAAGTAATTCCACAGGAGCAGTTAGGCTTTCTGGAGGTCTTGGTATTTCTAATACCACAGACGCGACGAGTGCTACCAACGGAGGAACCATAACAACCGCTGGAGGCCTGGCAGTCGCAAAGAAAGCCTTCATAGGCACAGACCTTTCGGTAGGAGGAAACAGTAGTGTCCTTGGAAATTTGAGTGTTACTGGCGCACTTTCATTCGGTTCTACCGTAATTCCTCACAACTCTCTTACAGGGCTTAGCGCCGACGACCACCCCCAGTATACCCTCCTTGCTGGCAGAACAGGTGGTCAAATTATTACAGGAGGAACAGCTGCAAGTAATAACACTACAATTCGGTCGACTTCTAATGCTACTAAAGGCTCGGTGGTCTTAGATGAAACTACAGCGACTAGTTCCAGTTCTTCTGGGGCTTTACTTCTTTCTGGAGGTCTTGGTATTTCAAACGCCACCGACGCAATAAGTTCGATTAACGGAGGAACCATAACAACCGCTGGAGGCCTGGCAGTCGCAAAGAAAGCCTTCATTGGCACAGACCTTTCAGTAGGAGGAAACTTAACGGTTACCGGGACTGCCGCAATTCCGCACTCCGGGCTTACAGGTCTAAGCTCCGATGACCATCCAATTTATACCCTCCTTGCTGGCAGAACAGGAGGACAAATCCTTACAGGAGGAACAGCTTCAGGTAATAACACAACAATTAGGTCTACTTCTAATGCTACCAAAGGTTCGGTAGTCTTCGACGAAACTACTCCGACTGTAAGTAATTCCACAGGAGCAGTAAGACTCCTCGGGGGTCTTGGTATTTCTAATACCACAGACGCAACTAGCGCTACGAACGGAGGAACCATAACAACCGCCGGAGGCTTAGCAGTAGCAAAGAGAGCCTTCATTGGAACAGACCTTTCAGTCGGAGGCAACTCCAGCGTCCTTGGAAATTTAAGTGTTACTGGAGCACTTTCGTTCGGTTCTACTGTAATTCCTCATAACTCTCTTACGGGACTCTTGTCAGACGACCACACCCAGTATACCCTCCTTGCTGGTCGTTCAGGTGGCCAAATTATTACAGGAGGAACAGCTGCGAACAATAACACTACAATTCGGTCGACTTCTAATGCTACCAAAGGCTCAGTGGTCTTAGATGAAACTACAGCGACTAGTTCCAGTTCTTCTGGGGCTTTACTTCTTTCTGGAGGTCTTGGTATTTCAAACGCCACCGACGCAATAAGTTCGATCAACGGAGGAACCATAACAACCGCAGGAGGATTAGCAGTCGCAAAGAAAGCTTTCATAGGCACAGACCTTTCGGTAGGAGGAAACTTAACTGTTACTGGCAGTGCCAGTATCCCACACTCCGGACTTACGGGGCTCTTGTCAGACGACCACGTCCAGTATACCCTCCTTGCTGGCAGAACAGGAGGACAAATCCTTACAGGAGGAACAGCTGCGAACAATAACACGACAATTAGGTCTACTTCTAACGCTACCAAAGGTTCAGTGGTCTTAGATGAAACTACTACAAGCACCAGTAGTTCTTCTGGGGCTTTACTTCTTTCTGGAGGTCTTGGCATTTCGAATACTACAGACGCAATAAGTTCGACCAACGGAGGAACAATAACAACCGCTGGAGGCCTGGCAGTCGCAAAGAAAGCTTTCATTGGTACAGACCTTTCAGTAGGAGGAAACTTGACGGTTACCGGGACTGCTAGTATCCCGCACTCCGGACTTACCGGGCTCGCGTCTGACGACCACTTACAGTATACCCTCCTTGCTGGCAGAACAGGTGGTCAAATAATTACAGGAGGAACAGCTTCAGGTAATAACACAACAATCAGGTCTACTTCTAATGCTACGAAAGGCTCAGTGGTCTTAGATGAAACTACTACAAGCACCAGTAGTTCTTCTGGGGCTTTACTTCTTTCTGGAGGTCTTGGCATTTCAAACGCAACCGACGCGACGAGTGCTACCAACGGAGGAACAATAACAACCGCAGGAGGGTTAGCAGTCGCAAAGAAAGCTTTCATTGGCACAGACCTTTCAGTAGGAGGAAACTTAACTGTTACTGGAACTGCAAGTTTCCCGCACTCCGGACTTACCGGTCTAAGTTCCGATGACCACTTACAGTATACCCTCATTGCTGGTCGGTCTGGAGGACAAACACTTACAGGAGGAATAAATTCAGGTAATAACATCGTAATCAGAAGTACTTCTAACGCTACTAAAGGCTCTGTAATTTTCGATGAAAACACGGCGACGTCGAGTAGTTCTACAGGAGCAGTAAGACTCCTCGGGGGTCTTGGTATTTTTAATACCACAGACGCGACGAGTGCTACAAACGGAGGAACCATAACAACCGCTGGAGGCCTGGCAGTCGCAAGAAGGGCCTTCATAGGTACAGACCTTTCAGTCGGAGGCAACAGCAGTGTCCTTGGAAATTTCAGTGTTACTGGAGCACTTTCGTTCGGTTCTGCTGTAATTCCTCACAACTCCCTTACGGGCCTCGCGTCCGACGACCATCCAATTTATACCCTCCTTGCTGGCAGAACAGGTGGTCAAATTATTACAGGAGGAACAGCTGCAAGTAATAACACTACAATTCGGTCGACTTCTAATGCTACCAAAGGCTCTGTGGTCTTAGATGAAACTACAGCGACTAGTTCCAATTCTTCTGGGGCTTTACTTCTTTCTGGAGGTCTTGGTATTTCAAACGCCACCGACGCAATAAGTTCGATCAACGGAGGAACCATAACAACCGCAGGAGGGTTAGCAGTCGCAAAGAAAGCTTTCATTGGCACAGACCTTTCAGTAGGAGGAAACTTGACGGTTACCGGGACTGCCAGTATCCCGCACTCCGGACTTACCGGGCTCGCGGCTGACGACCACTTACAGTATACCCTCCTTGCTGGTAGAACAGGAGGACAAATAATCACAGGAGGAACAGCTGCAAGTAATAACACAACAATTAGGTCTACTTCTAATGCTACCAAAGGTTCGGTAGTCTTCGACGAAACTACTCCGACTGTAAGTAATTCCACAGGAGCAGTAAGACTCCTCGGAGGTCTTGGTATTTCTAATACCACAGACGCAACTAGCGCTACGAACGGAGGAACCATAACAACCGCGGGAGGCCTGGCAGTCGCAAGGAGGGCCTTCATAGGGACAGACCTTTCAGTAGGAGGAAACTTAACGGTTACCGGGACTGCCAGTATCCCGCACTCCGGACTTACTGGCCTCTTAACAGACGACCACACCCAGTATACTCTCCTTGCTGGCAGAACAGGTGGTCAAATTATTACAGGAGGAACAGCTTCAGGTAATAACACTACAATTCGGTCGACTTCTAATGCTACGAAAGGCTCTGTGGTCTTAGACGAACCCACTGTCTCGTCAAGTAGTTCTTCTGGGGCTTTACTTCTTTCTGGAGGTCTTGGTATTTCAAACGCCACAGACGCAATAAGTTCGACTAACGGAGGAACCATAACAACCGCAGGAGGCTTAGCAGTCGCAAAGAAAGCTTTCATTGGCACAGACCTTTCGGTAGGAGGAAACTTGACGGTTACCGGGACTGCCAGTATCCCTCACGGAGGTCTTACTGGACTCTCAAACGATGACCATACGATTTACACTCTCCTTTCGGGTCGGGTAGGTGGTCAAATAATTACAGGAGGAATAAATTCAGGTAATAACACCACCATTCGATCGACTTCTAATGCTACTAAAGGCTCTGTAATTTTCGACGAAACTACCCCGACTGTAAGTAATTCCACAGGAGCAGTAAGACTCCTCGGGGGTCTTGGTATTTCCAATACAACCGACGCAACTAGTGCTACTAACGGAGGAACCATAACAACTGCTGGAGGACTCTCTGTCGCGAAGAAAGCGTTTGTTGGTACAGACCTTTCTGTAGGAGGAAACTTTTCTGTTTCAGGAATTGCTACAGTTCCTGCTCCAAATCCTTCTAACAATGGAGAAATTGTGAATGTAGGATACCTTAACTCTGTAGGTTCTACTCTTCCTCCTAAAATTTACAATGATATGGCCTTAGTGACTGACCTCTCCGAACCAACTCAAGCGAAGTGGAAGGGTGGGAGTATATACAGCCCTGATATAGATTTAGATAAAACTAGACACTTAAGGCTTGCGAAAATAGGAAATCAGATAATCAACCCTGGCAATGCCTTTATAAATTTTGGATATAGACTTGTAATAGACAGCTCTCATTTCGAACAACTTTACGGGAAAACCGCCTATCTTATAAAGGTTCCAGGAAGATACTATGTTTCGGGTACAATTATCACAGGAACAGATTCTTTTTCAAATTCTACCACAGCAGCTTACTTTATCCAACTTACTGAAATAGTTTCGGGAATTACTACTATACGTCCTGGGTCAGAAATTTACAGTACACACGCAACAAGCACTACATTAGGAACAGATTCTGTTTCTTTTGGGTGTTGTATCGTTGTTCCAGTAGGAGGTTCCTTCTTTAGTATGAGATGCGGAAGAACTTCTGGGGCTAGTATTACGTCCATAAGGAATGGTTCTAATATCAGCGTTGTTAGCATCGCAGATTCAGAATATTTAGATGTTTACAGTACTGCTTACACGATTCTAAATAATGCATCTTACGTAGATATACCGATGACTGCTACTTACTACGCAGATACTCTTTACAATTTCACAGCTCCTAATGCAAATGTAGGGGTAACAACCACTGGAACCTATCTCGTCTCGGCAAAAGTGACATTCCTAAGACCGACAATATCAGGATCAAATCCTGTGGGGAGGTTTAGGTTAGTAGACCAGTCAGGAACACCTATAACTGATGCTTTCGGCGGGTCTACGTATAACCCTTTCAACGGCGCTGTTCTCGTATCGAATGCTACAGCTACTTGGACAGGACTCCTTAACATAACAGCTACTACAGGAACCATAAAAATACAAGCTATAATTGATTTCGGATCAGGAGAATTACAGGCAATAGGAGGGCTCTGTTTAACAAGCGTAAATACAACAGCTTTCCCTTCGCAACTAAATTTTAGAACAGTAAGTACAAGCAATCAGCTACTTTCGACTACTGTGTTTAACATACCGTGGCAAAGTGCGTTGATAAATACTGGAGGCATCTCTTTAACTCCTGGAACTACTCAGATAACTGTGACCAAAAGCAGTTTGTACTGTATCAGTGGTAGCATTCCGATACTGGTCCCTTTAAATCAAACAAATATTTTAGTAACTGTTAATGTATTGATAAGTTATGACAATGGATCGACTTTTAGGAACGTTACTACAGCGCCTATAATCAAGTTAGCAGCAAATAATATGAGTGTGCCTTTTTGCTTCTTTACAAATTTGTTCCCTGGGGCAAGGATAAGACTGACTATCAACACGTCTGGATCTACCGCGGACTTAGTAGCTCTGGGAAGTAATTGCTCTTTGAGTATCCTGTCGTTCGACGACCTAACTACCCCAGTGGATTTATTCCCTGTCAAAGGCTCATTTTACAAATTTTGTGAGAATTCTGAATTTTTGACTTTGCCTACTACGAGTATCACTGTTGTTAATAGTATTTGGTCTAAGTATGTTCCAGCAGGACTTTATAAAATTTCTTTTAATACTTCCGTTGGTATAGGAACTGCAAATACAATCGTTTCGTACACTATAAACCAGTCTGCTGAGAATAGAGGAGACAATGCTGTTTACACCAGAGGAGGAAATTATGTATCTATAGGAGAATACCCAATAGGTTTCTCCAGAGTAGTTACATTCGATAAAGGGATTAACTACATCTTCGTAAGCATAACTAGTAATAGAGTAAATACTGTTACTGTCACAGCGTCTCTATTAGATATCGAAAGAGTAATATAGAAAGAGTAATCTAGAAATCTTTTTTATTACCTTACTGTAAGGTAAGATGTCAGCTATAAACAAATGGAGTATCTTCTGCGAAACAGACAATAAACTTTTAGAAGTACTTTCTGTTTCTGGAAACCCTCCGCCGGTGATTTGTCCTGACAATCCAGAACACATTATCGTTCCAGAAAGAACTTTCCTGCTTCAAGCTATCCAGGAAAACCAGACAAAAATCAAAGAAGAATCCATTCCAACACAAGGGTTCTTCAAGATAGAAGGTAAGATTATTAATTGTCCTGCTAACAGTGTAAGTTCCCAAGACACTGGTCTAAAACAAGCAGTATCTATCTTAGCATTTTACGTATCGCCTTCTCCAAATAACTTCAAAGACGTCTTAGATATCTATATAAATCTCGGAACAATAGGAATAATCACAGAACCTGTAGTATCAGGAACAAGTACCGTCAAGTTAGGTACCCCTATATTTTCTAATATTCCTTTGGGATTTGAAATACTGATTAACGGAGTTCCTATCGGAGAAGTTCTTTACAAGAATGCTGCCACACAAACTATTACTATGGACGGCATTATCTCGCAAAACTTCGCTGCAAATTCTCCTGTAGTCCTAAGGAATAGAATGATGAAAAATTTCATAATAGGATTAGCCCCTAAATACGAATTCGGAATTAGTGTTATAGGAGGGTCTTATATGTCTCCGAATTACAGCGTTACTGCTGTATATACTAACAAAAGTCTTTCAGAAAATAAAGAACTAATTTATCACATCGAATACCTGTACTAATTCGAAGTAGTCGCATCAATTCGACTTAAAAAAACAAAGTTATATAATTACAACTATGGCTTCTCCTTCATTCATTAAAATCACCGACGTAAATTGCGCAGAATTCAAATTTTCAAAGACCAAGCAAACAGCTGGAAGAAGATTTATCAGTTTATTTTACAATAAACAAAATCTTAACGTAAAGCTCCCCAAGCTAAGAATTCCTTTTGACACTAAACTCAGCAACTTCGGACAACTCGAAGTTAATTTCAGTCTCGGAGACAATTCAGACCTTATCAAAAAAATCAAAGAAATTGATGCAAAGATGCTAGTGTATTGCGAAGAAATGTCTTGGAATTCTCAAGAATGCGAGTATTGCCCTATGCTAAAAGTTTCCAAAAACAATGCTTATCCTCCTACTGTAAGAATCAAAATTCCTATCAAAAATGACACAATCGAGGCAGATTTCTTTGATAGCACTGGGGCAGAACTTGACATCAAAGACGCTAGCGGAGTTTCTCAGCTCCTTACCAGAGGAAACTACGCTCTTTCCGCGATTGAATGCCTCGGAGTGTGGTTCAATTCTGATAAATGGGGGTTGTCCTGGAAATTAGTCCAGCTAAAGACCAGCGAAAACAAAAAGGAAGTCCTCGAAGCCTGTGCTTTTGATACAGATTCTGACGCAGAAAGCTTGGACTCATTATTAATCGAAGACTGAGTAATCTCACTACCCAAACAAATACTTTTATAAAACTTCAAAAAATTTTATAATGATATTAAATTTCTAAGCCACATCGCTTCTTCAACACGGATTCCTGGGATTTACCTCGTAAATCAACAACTACTTTGTTAACAAATTCGCATTTTTTCTTGGCTTTAGAACAATCGTCTTGACTAAATCCAGCAGTTTTACAGTTTTTATAAACATCCTTACAGTTTTCGCCACCCTTGTCTCCCTCTTTGGAAATCCCGACTAGTACTTCGTTGTACTTAACTCTTGCAAATTTCGAAGGGTCTAAGCTAGAATCTATGTAGGATACAAGGTCTTTTGTCTTATTTCTGAAGTCTTGAATTTCCGAATTACTTGTTAACGAGAAATTGCTAAGATTTATCCTCTTAGACTCTTGGACCAAAAGCAAATTCAACAATTGAACTAACTCCAAAGGGTCCTCTGTTAAAGGAGTTCCGCTCATCAATACAAGCCTCATTCTATTTTCTTTTGAAACACTATATGAATTGAAAATACATTCTTGAATTTTGGAGATATCGTGAAGTTCTTGGGGTTTCAAGTCCTTGGTATAAAGTTTATGAGCTTCGTCTACTATCACTATCGTCTTGTAAAAAGGGTCTGTAGTAGCAGAGTTCTTTGCTTTCGCCTTAGCAAGCAAGCTATTGTAATTTTCTCCTTTTCTTTTACATATATTGCTCCACTGCTTGTAAGAATACACAGGAAATGGTTTCGGTAAAGGCAGAAGTGCTAAGCCCTTATCTAAATCTTTTTTCAAAGTAGTCCTGGTAATCCAAACACAATTGAAACCTTTATTCATAAACTGCTTGACTATTGCTATAGCGCTCAGGGTTTTACCGGACCCTACGCTATGATAAAGAAGTATCCCATTTTCTGTCTCAGGAGTCAAGTACTTTGAAACAAACTGTTGGGTATTGTTAAGGGAAAACTTTCTCTTTGAGTTTTCGCACTCATTCTTCAATTCAGGCTTGCTCCATTTCAGCTGTTTATAATTTTTTAGAATTTTTGTCTGAATGTCTGTAGCTCCACTCATACCTTCTTCTTACTTATTGTATTCTAAAAAAATAAAATAATTGCGTAATAATATAGAATGAAAATTGATTGTGTGAGAGAAGTGTTGAATTTTTCAACTATACAACAGACTGACAGGTTTGACAAAAAAACCTTTGATAAGAAAAAGTTTTTAGAAAAATTATCTATATCTTCTCCGAGCTTAGAAGCTCTGCTAAGGAATATAGAAAAGTTAGATACCCAGGACTCTCTGAAGCATAAGAAATTGTTTAAACATTTCATATTCAGCGACATAAAGAAGGGGTATGGAGCTAAAATAATTGCTTCAGGATTCGTAGCTGCAGGATACAATAGTATCATTCGTGCTCAAGGAACCACTTTAGTCGTAGATGAAGAAACATTAAAGACTAAGAATGAATCAAAATTCGCAGTTCTTAGCTCTACAAGTATTTACAACGCAGAAACTTCGCCTCGTCTTACCAAGAACATTCTTTCTGTTTTCAATAAAAGACCTGAGAATACTTATGGTAAAGACGTAAGATTCATAATTATAGACTCAGGGTTCAAAGAAGGCATAGACTTATTCGATGTTAAGTACTGCCACATCTTCGAAGAACAGAAAAACCCAGCAGATTTAGTCCAGTCCATAGGAAGGGCTACAAGATACTGTGGAAGCAATGGTCTTAGATTCAATAAAGGATGGGAACTAGAAGTCTTCAATTACATTTCAATAAATATTAAAGCGTCTAATCTAAGTACAAGGATAGGGAATTTTGTATTTCCTAAGAAAAAGAAAGGGATTTTGAAAAATTTACAAGAAAAAGACCCTGAGATGTCTAAACGATTAGCTTTACAAACAAAAATACTAGACATCATAAAAGATAATGCTATTGATAAATTATTGAATGAAAATATTAATAACAATAAGAATAAATCTAGCAATGCATTAAAGACTGTAGCAATAATTGGAGGCACAGCACTGCTCGGCGGAGGAGTGTTCGTCGGAGGAAAATTATTGATCGACGCTGCGAACAAGAAACGTAGAAGCTAAATATTTTTCTTTACTTACTGTAAGTAAACGTATGTCAAGAAGAACAGATGATTCAGAAAATATGGAGATTAGAGGGATGATAACTATTCTCCCAGACTCCTTCAATGGCGATGGGAGTTTAGAGGTATCAGGGACTGTTTTCGCTGACAACGTCAGGTCTAACACAGACTTGGTAGGGGTTCAGATAGAGGAAATACTATTCAAGGAATCGTCGGTAAACATCAAAAATGAAATAATTGTCCCATCACTTCCTGTGATAGATTCTCACACTTTTTATATCAAAGACCAATTATTCCAAAGCATAGACTCCGCTGGGAAAACAACGATTTACCAACCTAGCACGACGAAAGGAGACATCGTTTCTCACGACGGCACAGTCCAGCAACGCATCGCTGTAGGACAAAACGGCAACGTTCTCACAGCGGACTCGTCGTCTTCTACAGGGCTTTCTTGGAAGCCTTCGGCAGCCCGAGCTACTTCATCACGATTAAACCTTGTTAACCAAGACGACGTGATAGTCTACGACGCGTCGTTTGGGAACGGTATGGCTTTGATAAGTCCTTGCGTGCCAAACGCCCCAGGGTCTTCATTTATCTTTTCAAAAAGTTCTGAAAACGTTGGGCCAAACATCACTACATTAGTTCAAGCACAGTCTTCTTTTGGAGATAGGCTAGTAGCAAAATACTCCGCATTTTCTTCGCCTGAAATTAGAAAAGACGATAATTCTAGAGGAAACGGTGATTACACTAATATCGAATCGAATAGTTATCCTAAAATACAAGCATTGCTCCCAGGAAACGCTTCTTGGGTGGATTTATTCCCCGATTTAACAGGCAACTTCTTCTTGTCCATTTACAGCGAAAACAATGAAGAAGCTTGTTCTTTTCTAGTAAGCAAGAGTATAGCATCAAGTAATGCTGCAGCTATTACTAAAATAGGTACTTCTCCTTCTGTACCATTTACTTTAAATATCGAACTTCGTTGGCAATCGTCTGCGCCACTCCAAATTCGTAAAGCAACGATTTCTGGCTCTCCTTCTCCGATGATAATCACAAATAATCTAGAATATTCTTACGTTGAAGAAAACGTTCAATTAACTGGTACAGCCAGTGTAAATTTAAAATCATATAGAATTTATGAGAAAAAAAATATGATAGTAAGTGTTTCGAGTGTTCTCCAAGATTCCCCAAAGACTATTTACTTTCTTTCTAAAAATCTTAGGAATACAGGAAGTGCTAAGTTTTCTGTATCTTCTCCTGGGAGCGGGGGTATCGGAGTGATAGTTGATTGGAACGCGAATTCGGGTATAAGTGTAAGAAAAACTGGTAATACCCACGACGGAGTTTACGTTGTCAGGGTTGTGAAGTAATCTACGCCAGGTCATCCAGGACTTCGTCGAGGTCGTCCTTGTATTTGATACCATAGTAAACTTTTCTAGAATTTACTTTTTTAGAACTTACAAGCCTGTCTAGCTCTCTTTCTGCTACTTTAGAAACAAACTTGATAGAGTTTTCTCTAGCATAATTTTTATAGATTTCCATCATATCAGCCTTTTTGATAACACAAGTAGGGTCTATAACGAAGTAGTTGTCTATGAAATCCATATAAGCATTCACTTCTTTGTTATACACGTTTTTAGCAGCTTTTATACATTCTGGGACCATCTTATTCTGGTCTCCATTGTAATACATACTAGCTTCTACAAGCCACTTCAATACACCTTTTTTGTTTTTCCTGAACTTCTCTGCTAAGGAGTTGTCTCCTTTTCTTTCGTAAGATTTTTTAGGTTCATCCACGAATGACAATACAAAAGGGAAAAGAACAAGACGTTCATACATCGCTTTATCAGAAAGATTTATAGATATAGGGTGATTAGTGCTTATGAATGGAACAAACACAGGAGAAAACTCTTTTTGTTTTCCAAAAATTTCTCTAACACTGAGCTTGTCAGTGATACCAGTTAGCATCTTCAACTGACCGTCGTCTAAAGCACAATTTTCTTTGGTATCACTGAGTATACCGAAACGACAATTTTCAAGTTGGCAAAGTTCTGTAGAGTGAGCTCCAGCAGATTTTTTAGGACCTTCTAATACTACACTGGAGTCCATCGCTACAGCATAATGCATAAGTATATCACTGATAGTATTCAAAAGTAGAGACTTTCCGTTGAATCCGTGAGGACCGTACAGTATCATAAACATTTTTTTCTTAGGATTACCTTGACAAGCATAGCCTATACACCATCGCAAATATTCATACATTTCGATGTTTGCTCCGTTTTCATCAGATGTGATTTCTCTAACAAAATTATCAAAATCCGAAGAATCTGCCTGGGGGTCGTAAGCAGTATCGATAGTTCTGGTGATATTGTCTTCTGGCACGGCGTGGCGCAGTTCTCCTGAGAAAAGGTCTATCATTCCGTTTTTTACAGATAAGAAATGAGGATGTATATCCTTGATTTTTGAAAATTCTGTATCTCTAATCAAAGGCTTGATAAACCTGACTATATTTTGAATCATCATACCGTCATTTAACTTACATACGATTTTCTTAGCAAGTTCTATATTTTCCTCGTTGTAAGTAGCCTCTAAGTCTTGATTTCTACAATCATCGACATATTTCCTAAGAACTCTTACTACTGTAGTGACCAGGAGTCTTTCTATAAAAGAATAGTCATCTTCTTGCCACTTTAATCCGTCCCAGAAATAACTTATTCCATTTTTCACATCGTTTATCCACTTAATTCGTTTTGGAGATAGATACATTCTTTGGAATAAATTAGAAATCCCCATAGCACTATTGCTAACACATTCGCTGATAATTGTAGGGTCTATTTCGAAAGTATTATCAAAATGGACTTTTTCAAATGTTAGATTTTTTGCAGGCGCTATGTTCCCAATAATTTTTATAATTTTTTTATTGTTAGAATCCACACAGTTTCCTGAGTGGCACCCTGCTAGAATCAGATTATTGTAAATATACACAAAGAACCCGATTTGGTCGTGAAGAACAACAGAGTCTTCGTGGCAAAAACAAGGTTCTGACCTGTCGCTGTAATTGAACTGAACGAAACCAGCACCATCTTCTTGTCCTGTATCACACGAAGGATGAAGAGCCTTGACTTTTATTTTGATTTCTTCAAGGCTTTCGGGTGTAATGATGTCAGAATTTTTCTTGATATTTTTAATATTTTTAAAGAGATTGTCTTTTTGCTCGCAAGACTTCAATATTATATGATTCACTTCGACGTTTGTGATGATGTATTCCATAATATTCACTCCATTTTCCGGCTCAAAAGGCACGAATTCGTCGACTTTGCAGTGGTTTATGAGCCTCATATTTTGCGTTTTACTGTAGACTGACCTGTCGATTATTTCTGGACTGAATAATTTAGAACAAACTTCTCGCAGTTTATTAGCCAGGTAAGCAGCTTCATTAGAATTGAAGAATACTACTGTAGGATGAGTAGAAATTATCACGTGATAAGAATACTTATACCTGTCGTTTTTAGGACGATGACAGCTAGAGAAGTAGATGTCCCTCGTAGACAGCTCGTATTTGAAGTCTTCTAAGAAAACTTCGATAAGCAGTTTCTTAAGGTCTTCTTTAACTTTGAAATTATCCAAATCTGGAAATTCGTCCTTGAACCATTCCACGTCAAGATAAGGCTTGACTTTAGCAGGACTGAGGATAAGTTCATTGAAAATATTTTCGTTCTGAGGTAAGTTGTTAAGAACTTTCATAGCAGCTCCCCAATTGTCAAAAGACCCATACTTTGTATATCCTTGAGAAAAGTTTGCCTTGTCTTTGAAGTCTGTAGCTCTGAATTTCTCAGGAGTAGACAAGAGTTTTTTGACGATTTTCAAATTAGCAGAAGCAGTGTTAGCAGCCATTTGAATCTACAACTAGAATTATTTTTAAGTTCCTTTGGTTAATGTTTCTAAATAAGAAAAATACCGGTTTCAATCCCGATAAAATTTTTTGTAGTACGTACTGTATAAACAAATGGACGTTTCAGATATAACTCTTGAAAATGCTGGAGATTTTGTATGGTATTACATAGGCGAAGTTCTCCAGGCGTTTGTAGCGCTAGTGATATACAAGTATTTAACTACCAAAGGAGCCTTGGACCTTAAGAGCGTAATTCACGGCAGTCTGGTGATAGGAATGATAACAGCTATCATAGAATACTTTGACCCGTCGTTTAATAGGAATATAAAGTCAGGAGCTATGATGGCTATAGGAGGCAATTTAGTAAAAAATATCAAATAATTTTATGAAATCACTTTGAAGTTGAGCCGAGCCCGTTTGTTCCTCTGGAACTTGTCCTATCTCCGAAAGAATCAACCAATTCAAAACTGATTTCTCCAAGGTCTGCCCTAGCTAACTGAACGTATCTTTCTCCTTTTTTAATAACGTAGTCAGAGTCGCTTGTATTGTAAAATGCTGCTTTCAAATTTCCTAAATATCCTGCATCTGCAAGCCCTACACCATTCGCCAGAATCAACGGGGTCTTTGATATACTGGAACGAGCGTAGACGTTGTAGCTAAAATACCTGGCATTACCACCGCTTTCGCTTTTAAGCTGACAAGAAATTCCTAAATCTACGAGGCAATTAGAACGAGCAGGAATAACACCGTCTTCGACGATGAAGAGGTCTAGTCCGGAATCTCCCTCGTGGTAAGTAGAATGATTCAAGTAAAGTTCTTTAGCAGCTTCGCATTGAGGTACAATCAAAAATTTCATATCGTGTTAATTAATTATTATTCTATTCAATTTTTTAAGTAGAATAACATCACAGGGAGCGAAGCAACTGCCAAGCAACTTTTCAAAAGTCTTCGTCCATAGAAAAAATCATTTTATCTTGAGTAGTGTCTGCTCCAGCCTTGCTGTAATTAGACACACGTGCTTCGAAGAAATTTGATTTGCTTTCCAAAGACAAGTAGTCCATAAATGGGAAGGGATTTTTAGAATTGAATAATTTGGAATAGCCGAGACGAGTAAGCCAGTAATCTACTACATATTCTATGTAAGTTATCATCAAAGAAGCGTTCATTCCTATCAAATTAACTGGGATAGACTCTGTAATAAATTCTTTTTCTATCAAGTAAGCCTCTTTAAATAACGCGTGAACCATTTTTTCAGGCAAACGTTGAGTAAGTTTAGAATAAAGTAATACACACGTCTGGCAATGAAGGGCTTCGTCTCTGCTGATGAACTGGTTAGAAAGACTCAACCCTGGCATCAACCCTCTGGTTTTAAGCCAGAAAATAGCACAGAAACTCCCAGAGAAGAAGATTCCTTCTATGACACCAAATGCTAAGAGTCTTTCAGCAAAAGAACTGTCGCTATTGACCCATTTCAAAGCCCACTCTGCTTTCTTTTTTACGATTTCGTTTGTCTGAACTGACCTAAAGAGAGAGAGTTTTTCTGCTTCATTTGAGACGTAAGTGTCGATTAGAAGAGAGTACATTTCTCCGTGAATCGCTTCTATCATCAACTGTGTCGCATATAAATTCCTGACTTCCGGGATTTGAACCTCGTTGTAGAAATTTATTGCTAGATTCTCATTAACTATGCCATCACTACTTGCGAAAAAAGCTAAGATATTTTTTAAGAAGAATCTTTCATTATCATTTAATTTATTTTCCCAGTCAAAAATATCCTTGGTTAAGTCGCACTCTTCTACAGTCCAGAAGCAAGACAAACTCTCTTTGTAGAGCTTGTAGATGTCAGGGTAAGCTACAGGAAACAGAACGAATCTGTTAGGATTTTCTTGTAATATTATTTCTTTACTTTTATCGAAAACGAAACTCATCCGCTTTATTATAGGAAAGAGATAATAATTTTTTAAGTTAGTTTGAAATTTTGAGTTTCTTTTTCGGGGTTGGAATTTCAATGACATTGCCACCCCAGAACACTTCATCGATTTTTCTTTTTCTTTCACATTTTTTGATTAACATACTAGCACCACTTACTACTAACACTACATTACATTTTTTTAAATTGTCAAAGAAATTTAGAACTTAAAAAAATGATAAGTAAAATATCAATGAAAGAACACGCTGATATTACAAGCATAATAAGCTTCTATGACTCCCGTAGGGGCTCCCAAGAAGACGACAGCACTTATTCTAAGATTTTTAAAAAACCTACTGCTAATACAAGTAATAACTTAAACAAAATTTCAAGACCTGATAAAACTAAAACTTTTAAGTATAACACCTGGGAGATAACAGGGGAACACGATGGAATTTTTGAAAAGAAAAAGAGTTTTAAAGAGTTCAATGCGATGTCTTACTTTTCTAAATCGTTTCAAGAACGTGAAACACGTCAGGTGAACCAAGTAGGTCAGGCGGGTCAGGTGAAACAAAATATGTTTAAGGAAGCTATAAAAAGAAATTCAGATATTATAGTGAACGTTAATAGTAAAGGAGAAGAGATGAAATTCAAACGTTTTGAACAGTATATCTCTATGGAAGTAAGAGGAGTGAAAAAGATTTATGATATCTTTGAAGTATTCAACGGCGCTAAAACTGTCAATTTAGAACCTAAACAGTCAGCATTTCAAAAAGTTTCTTCGTTCTTCTCAAGAAAATCTAAAAAGTAAAAAATAATATTGTAAGGTACTATATATTCAATGAGTCTCAATGACTATGTAGTAGATAAAATTTTCAAAGATCACGTTGAAATCTTGGATGTTTCAGCCACGATTTTAGCAGAAGATGCTGAAATTATCAAGGCTTTTTTCAAGAAGGGAGTATCTTCAGAAAAAAACAAAAAACTGCTTTGTGTCCTGATGAGTAGTTTGTCTTATGCTGACTCGTCGACTTTTTATGAGACTTTAAATAAATGGGGGCAAAATCTATTAAACTTTAAGATGTACTCCTCGGAATGCCAGTACGTATCTTTTTGTACTTATGCTTTGAAAGACGCTGTAATCATCGCTTTTAAAGGGAGCAGTTCAATCAAAGATTTTTTTTATAATATTAATACTGTTTTGATAAATTCACAAGAAATCAAAGGGAGAGTACATCAAGGATTCTACGATTTGTTGATGAAAAACAAGACTCTTAATAAAATATCAAAGATTATTGAAAACTACCCAATTTCTACCAAGGTAATCTTTACAGGGCACTCATTAGGAGGAGCTTTAGCTAGCTTAATGACCAGCTACTGTCAAAATAAATTTGGGAAGGATACAGCATCGCTCTACACCTTTGGAAGTCCAAGAGTAGGTGACCAAACTTTTTGTGATACAATAAGCGGCTCTACCAGGATTGTTAATGACCAAGACCCGGTGTCTTTACTTCCTTTTCCTCCAAGGTACAGACATCTCAAAGACCGGATACTCTTAGGAAAATCAGGGATATTCCATTCTTACACATTAAATGCCCACAAAATTTCTGCTTATTACAATTTTCTGTTAGAAGAAACTTAAGAAGATTCAAAATTATTTTTTTTTTATTTCAGTAAAGTATTATGGATTTGACCTTGCCTATCATAGGAGTTATAGGCTACGTAGCTTACACTCTTGCAGAAAAAGAAGTAAGAAAAAGCAGAGAATTGAGGAAAACTAAAAGCAAAACTGTTGGGGACAATATTTATCAAAGCGATGACTTGCGCAAGAACACTAAATACGTTCAGGATATAGCAGACTCCAGGTATGCCAAGAGTAAAAATACCAAGGAAACAAAAATAGTTCCAAATTTTTTCAATAATTCCTGTCAAATCATCGACTGTAATGCTAATGAAAATTCTCTAAGACAAAGGAAAAAACTAAATGATTTCCCTTCTGCTGAGAAAAAAGAAAACTTCAGCGAATTAGCAGGTGGAAAGGTAGATATATCAAAGCATAGCAATATGCAGCCTTTTTTCAGAGGTTCTTCTACTGGTACGAGAAAAACAGAAGATGCTGATATAATTGGTCTTTATACTGGTAATCAACGAACTTACAAAACCAAAGAAGAATCCGAATCATTTTTCAAACCTATATCACAGGATATCAACGGGTTAAATACAATTGTAGAAGATGCTAGCAGGTACGTAGGGTCCTTGTATAAAAACGGAGAAAAACCTATAGAAGAACAAAGAGTCAGACATATCAACGAAGCTGACCTCAGACCAGTATTCAAGACACTCGACCAATTACGAATCGACCCTAAACAGTCTTACAAAGCTGTCTTTAAAACAGGGCAATTGGGCTCAGAAAGAGGTCTTGTAGGAGAAGTTGTCAAGAACAGGCCTGATACATACTTTAAAAATTCAGAAGCAAGATATATAGTAGATGGTGCTACGCTTCGTTCTATCACTAATCAAAATTTCAGAGAGGTAGGAAAGGACGAGTTTTCAGAAAACCCTCAACAGCTTTCGCAAGTTTTCTCTGCAGACAAACTGAAGCAAAAAAACAGAGTTTCTAAGCATTACGGCGAAGGAGTCTCTTCAGTCTTGAAAGAGGATACTAGAAATACCGATAAAACATTCGGAATTCCAAACGCTGTATCGGGACTAAAAAAACCTGTTAATAATACTACGAATGGTATGCGAGAAACCTGTAGAGTGGAAATAGAGAGCTACATAAGTTCTGCCGGAACTTCTACTACAGACCGTAATAGACCAATGAATTTAAGCAGCAGTGCTGATAGGGAAAATTACTCTGATTTAAAGGATTATACATTCAAGACACCTGTAGGAGCTATTAAAACTCCTGAAGGCAGTAAAATAGTTCAAAAAATGAAAAACGATGACAACCAAACAAAGTTCGGAGGCTTGAGAATTTCGAGGATTTCTGAAGGAACGGTAGAACAAGGTTTGAGCGGACAGTCAGTGATTAGAACAAGAGAAAAACCGACAAATTCTAGATTCTTACAAGACGTTCAAAATCTTCCAGCAAATGATTTAATCAAAAAGTTTTCTTAATCTTTTTCTTCCAAGCTAGATACATCGCGCATTTTTTGAAATTTTTCTGGAAGTAGTCATCTATTTCGTTCTTAAGAAAAAATTCTGGATTATAAGAAGTTTTCCCAAGATTGAGTTTTTTATACATTTCAAATTTTTTAGTTAATTCAGGTAGTATAGTCAATACTTTTTTACAAAAAGTAGCAGTTGTATTGCCTCGAATAACTTTTAATTTTTTGAAATTTATACATACAGAATGATATTCCTTCATTTTTTCAGGTATCTGGTATTTATTCGGCATTCTTTACAATTGATATACATAAAAAATTTCTGTGTGTATGAAATTATAAATTTTTTTATAATCTTATAATAACATACTAATACAAGAATTTTAAATGTCGCGAAGAAGAATGGTGGTAGTTAAAGATTTGGAAACAGAATTAAAAGAATTTCAAATTTCTCAAGAAAATGAGGTATTAAGCGAAGTCCCTGAAGTCCCTGAAGTCCCTGAAGTCCCTGAAGTCCCTGAAGTCCCTGAAGTCCCTGAAGTCCCTGAAGTCCCTGAAGTCCCTGAAGTCCCTGAAGTCCCTGAAGTCCCTGAAGTCCCAGAAGTCCCAGAAGTCCCAGAAGTCCCAGAAGTCCCAGAAGTCCCAGAAGTCCCTGAAGTCCCAGAAGTCCCAGAAGTCCCAGAAGTCCCTGAAGTCCCTGAAGTCCCTGAAGTCCCAGAAGTCCCAGAAGTCCCTGAAGTCCCTGAAGTCCCTGAAGTCCCTGAAGTCCCTGAAGTCCCTGAAGTCCCTGAAGTCCCTGAAGTCCCTGAAGTCCCTGAAGTCCCTGAAGTCCCTGAAGTCCCTGAAGTCCCTGAAGAAACCCTGGAAATTCCTGCAGAAGCAGTATATAACCCTATATTTTCCGATGGGGAATGCTCTGGAGTTTCTCTAGTTCTCCTCGAACCGGAAATCCTTGAAACGGCGGATTCAGTAGAAGATTTTGATAAAAAAATAAGAGAATCTATAAAGAGCAGAAATGCTCCTATAACAGAACTTTTAATCGAAGAACAAGCAGTACCAGTAGAAGAAGAAATTTCTAGCTACAGAGTTTCAAAAGCTTACGTCAGAGGCCCTAAGATGCCAAATTCGCGATAATTTTTGGTAAAAAAAATGTTAGGAGATATCAATGGAAGAAGACTCGAGTTCTGTAGTAGAAGCTAAGAAGTTATACACCGTCCAGTTAATAGACACACTCACTCCTGTTATCTACGAAGGTATCAAATCTATTTTTGATTCGTCTAAAGATTCTGAAAAAGTCTTGATAACTTTTCAAGAAAAGCTATGCTCTATAGTAAGATGGAATCAGGATATCATAGATAAAGAGTATTCTAGAATAGTAGCAAAATCCTCAGAAGAAGCTCTTTCAAGCTTGATAGATGCTGTATTCATTTCCAATGTTAAAGTTCTTTCGTCTATCAGAATTGCTAAAACAGATAAAATACATATCAAGGTCCCTGAAGCAAGAAAATTCATCCACAGAGCCTATGTAGAAACGGCAAGACAAGTTTATCAAGACCCGTATCTCTTTGATGACAGAGAAAACAGATTAGAAATTTCTGAAATTCAAAGAAATGTAAGGAGAAGTAAAAATCTCATAGGGATTTCTATTGAAAAAACTGTGAGAGACCTCATACCTTTACAGGATATTATAGGAAGTTATCTACACGATATGGGTCTAGATGATGTTAAAGAAGACCTCCAAGAAGAAAGACAGGGTATAATGGAAGGAGAAACTCAGGAAGAAAAAGAAGCTGGAAGCGAAGTGGGCAGCGAAGAAGGACCAAGCTACCAGAATCACGATGATTTTTTTATGGAGGAACCCCAGGAAGTCTCGGCATCTCCGGATCTTGAAGTTGCGACTGGAAGGACTGCTGCAGAAACTCCTGGAGGATTTGTAAATAACGCTGTAGAGACCCCTGAGCCTCGTGTAGTTAATGTGAATTTGAGAGAAAAGGAAGACTTTTTCAGTGATAGCGACGAAGAAGAACAGCAGCCAAGAAAAGCTTCAAATGAAAGAAAGAATTATTTCAGCGATAGCGAGGATGACAATTAATCGCGTTGATATCCAAAACTATTTTTAGAATCACAGAGTATATGAATACTGTATTGGTTTATTTTAAAAATAGCTACACTGTTATACTGTTAGCAGTAATCCTGAGTGTTATTTTTACTGCTGTTTACAGCTTGGCGTCAGAATCAGAAATTTCCGCTAATAAAGACGACTACTTGAAAGCAGTAGCCTTAAGTTCGTTAATTACTGCTCTAATCATTTACATCAACAGTATTCCTGGGAATTTAGCAGAAGAAGTGATAACAGGAATCGCTCCATTCTAAATTACACTGCGCCAATCTTAAAAATCTTTTTTATTTTGAAATATTAGACAAAATACTATGAGTAGTAAAAAAGATTTCGAAATAAGCCTGAAACCCTTCAGTATGAAAAAAGTTCCAAAGGAAAGCATCATAGTTCTGCTAGGAAAACGTAATACAGGGAAGAGTGTTCTCGTCAAAGATATACTGTATCACAAAAGAAATGATATACCCATAGGAACTGTTATCTCTCACACAGACCATCTTGCATGTTTTTACGACAAATTTATACCAGGGATGTTGATACACAAGAAGTATACTCCAGAAATTCTAGTAAAGGTGTTTGAAAGACAGTCTCTTGCCTTGGAAAAAAGATGGAAAAACCCTCATTCTTTCCTTCTATTTGACGACTGTTTAAGCGATTCAAGTAATTGGGCTAAAGACGAGAATATCAAAGAAGTCTTCTTCAACGGGAGGCATTACAAAATACTCTACATACTTACTATGCAAAGTCCTATGGGGCTACCACCTGCTATGAGGACTAACATAGACTACACATTTATACTTAGGAATAATAATTTATCTGATAGAGAAAAAATTTTTAAAAACTATGCTGGGATGTTCCCAAGCTTTGGATGTTTTGAAAAAGTTTTGGATGCTTGTACTGAAGACTACAATTGCCTCGTTATAGACAATACTAGTCAGTCTAATAATTTAGAAGACCAAATTTTCTATTACAAGGCAGAACTTCACGACAACCCAGGGTTTAGGATGTGTCCCAGCAATTTATGGGCCACAAACGACAGTATGTATGCGAGGTCTTCTTCGAAGGGAAATATGGATTCTTATGTAAGTAATCACAAAGGAGGTAAGATAATCATCAATAAGAAGAAAAAATTCTAACATTCTGCTTGGTCAATATAAAATAAAGTTTGAGCTAAAAGTATTGTAAACAAGATGTATATCATTCTTAAATTTTCTTCTTCTTTCCTGAGGATATTACAAGCCAGTATGTATCTAACAAGAAGGAATAAAAGCATTCCTTTAATCAATGAAATTCTAAATTCTTCGTTGCTTTTACATTCTAAATGAGCTTTTAGATTGCCAAGAATCTTATGTAAATCGTAATCATTTTCTGTAGCGTTTTCCATTGGGTTTATTACTATTTCAAAAGAAATTAAACATCAAGAATCAACACAAAATTTTTTAAAATAATTGGTAGTAGTAAGTAGTAAGTAATAAATAATAAGCAACTAAACAAGATGAGAACATTCATTCGAAGACCAGGGAATAAGACGAATTTCCTGAAACACATAATTCCAAAGATACCTGACTTCCCAGGAACATACTTTGAACCATTCATAGGGACAGGAGCAGTTTACCTGGCTTTACTTCCAAAAAAAGCAATACTTAACGACCTTAACAAAGACGTAGCATCCGTCTGGAAACTTGTGAAGAATAATCCAGAATATCTGTTAAGTGAAATTTCAGAATTTAAGAAGACTTTCTTACCGCTTAGCAACGAAGAAAAATTGAAGATGTGCAAAGAAATTGTAAGCAATTTAAAAAATTTGAAAGGCGACGAGAAGGCAGTAATGTTCTTGATGATGACGTATTGTAGCTTCACAGGTGTCTTGGACATTGGTGGTAATTATAAAATTTACAGCTTGGCTAGATCTTTATATTCTGAAAATTCGCTCCATATATTCACAGAGAAGTTCCAAGAAAAGATAAGGGAATTGTCTAAAATTCTACAGAAAGTTAAAGTGTATTCTAAAGACTACTCTGATGTTATCGTCAAGGCAAAAGAAGGAGATTTTGTTTTTTTGGACCCGCCGTACATCGAAGAAAGAAAATACAGATTCAATTACATTAAAAATGAAGAGATTTTTTCTAATTCCAAACTTTTGAAACAGTTAGACGCCTTGACGTCAAGAAAAGTGAAATGGATGATGACACAAATCGACACCGCGGAAGTAAGGACACTTTTCAAAAAGTACAATTTCTTTGAATATGAAAATTCTAACACGTTCTCTACTAATTCTGTTAAAAAAGAACTGATAATCACAAACTACTCAATGCAATCGTGACGTAAATCTCAAGTAAACGCAAAAAAGCCCTACGTATATACATAGGGCTTTAAAGGTTTTTTTAGTTGTTTTAGGTTTTTTTTAGTTTTTTAGTTTTTTGTTAAACTGTTAGCAAATGCTACAGCTTCTGGTTTGATGTAGTGAAACTGTGAATCTTTTGAAAAGACTGTGTTCCAATTACTAGTATGAGGGACAGACATAACGTGTATAACGTTAGATTCCTTTATATATTTAGAAATTTCGCTTGTAAGAATACGATGACCTGGGTTTGCGTAAGCTTCCCTGAAGACTTTTGAGATATCTGTTTCTACCGAAGCATTCAACCATCGCTTGACGTGTTTTTGCATAATACTTCCGGTTTCTCTTGGAATTACCACCGTAGGTATTTTACGAGCTTCTAAACCACAAGCATCATCATAAGTAGCATTCGTCTTTTTGAGATTTAATCTATCCATATTTCTACCAAGCTTTATCATAGAAGACTGTTCTGTTTCTAAGATTTCTGCTACTAATAGCTCAGCATTTTCTGGATTTTTTAGAATATTGTATATGGTTTCTTGATTTTTAAGATAGCTGGTATAGCACTCGAAAATTTTATCTCTTGTGTAAAGCACCCTCTTGTTGATATCAGGGCGCGAAGTTCCAGTTATTCTTCCAATTCTTTGAGCGATTGCTACAGCATTTGTAGAATCAGATCCAAGGTAGAACATAACAGTAGCAGTTCTTGGTTTTTTTTTGTCGAAACCAACAAATGAAATTCCTCGACTGAGAAGTCCACCTCCAACGATGATTATTGGACCATTGTAATTTTCTTCAATACTACCAAGCACTTGGTCTATAGAAGACCATTCGAATCTTAAACAGTCTTCACGTCCTGGAGAATATCCAAAAATCCCATCGCAATTATATGTTATCACTGGACAGTCGTACATACCAAATAATAACAAGCTTACTTCGCGTTGCTTAACATTAGTGTGTTCAGCGCAAAAAAGAATGACTTCTCTGCTTTGTTCTTTGCGAATACGTGCTACTTCAGGCGAAATAACAGCAGAATCTCCGCACCATTCGACGTGAGTGATATCACTTCGATAATTAATGTTTTTTGGAAGAACAAAGACATCTTTTGCTTTAACATCTTTGATAAGGGAACAATTTTCAGGCGTGGCAGATACCCAGATTCTTTTGAAATATTTCAAATCCGTGTAAGGTCGAAGCATAGTAAAGAAGGCAATCCATTCTTTTTGAACTTTTGCAGTTTCTTCTGCTTGAGTGATAGTTTTATCATTATCACTTTTGTTAACCAAGTCAGCTTCGTCGTGAATCATATGAAATCTTTCGATGCCAAAGTAATTGTCATTTAAGACACTTTCAGTAAGAATTTTTGCTTTCGAGCATTGCGAATTATTATTCAACAATACTACTACTAAACGCTTATGGTCTTTAAAATATTTTTTGAATTTTTTAAGGCTTGGAGCTGTAAGCCCACCAGACTTGGAAATTTTGATGTCTTCGCAAGTTAAAGCGAATACTTTGGATTCTGTCAATCTTTGAGTCAATTGAATCAGTTGGTCTTTGCGATTATCGCAAGACAGTAAGCATAAGGATTTTTTTCCAGAATTTTTGATGATGTCGATGATTTCTCTGGTTTTTCCATTTTGAGTTCCAGAAGCAATCACGAGATTTCGCTGTTCGCGATGGATAGTCTCATTTTGATTCCTAACCAATGGTTCTTTTTCCAAAAGTGCTTCTTTCAAAGAATTTTTGAAAGCATCATAAGCAATTTTAGCAGTTTCTTCAGGGGTTGCGACGGTAGTTGCTACGTTGTTTCGGCGAGTAATTGAGTTCATTGGTTTTGTTGTTATATTCAAAGTATATCAATAAAAAATCGTTTTTTTTTCTTGAATACTTGCTGTAGTTAAACGCTCGATATAAATCTCCACGGTATACTGTAAAGTTTTTCATTCCCATCATTTCTAGAATGTTGTTGAAGCTGGGTGATTATACTTTTCCAAAGAACGTCTTGTTTATACAATTTTTCTCTGGATTTTAAGAGCGTCACGTAAGGCAAGAACTCGTTCATACCTAACAATTGAAAGAATTTATAGAGTATGTAAGGATAACTAAAGAAATTATTTCTATCAGAAGGTTTACATTCTTCCCAAGGTTCTTGGATTTCATTAAACATAAACTTTAATTTGTCTTCTACACATCTTGGCATACTCAAGGGTTTTACTCCATTTAAAGAATTTATTATCCTTGGTATATGCTCGTAGAATTTAGAATATCCTATTTTCTTTAAGAGCCTTTTCATAGAGCTAACATTCAATTTTTTGGTATCAGAAATCTTCTCAGTTTTCAATTCTGATAAGAGGAGTGTTATCAATTCCTCGGGAATAACTGTCTGTTCTTTGCCTTGTATTTGATTAAGCCATTCTGTAAAATAATTCAATCTTTTGTAATCTATAACCACTTTGCGTTCATACTCCTGAGTTTCCTTGTAAGAGGGTTTTTCAGATATGTAAATTTCTTTGTCGCAGCTCCCGCAATTACTACAAACATACCCCTCGTATCCCTCAATCATCTCACTTTTACAAGACTCGCAAAATGAATCTTTGACTCTATCTAAATTTCTGTTGAGAAGTGGTCTGTTTTCGCCGATAGCTATGAAGTAATCATCTATTAATTTATTCTTAGCATAGTTATACCCAGCAACAGTTTTAACATCTTGGAATATACTCGTAGTATCTATGGACTCTTCTATATCTACAAAATCGCTGATAATTCTAGCAGTATTTAGGTGGTACTCTATTTCTTCTTCTCTATCAATGATTTTTTTGATATCAGCGCTAAGTTCACAGTCTTGTCCTTTAAGTTTCAATAATTGAGCTTGTTTTTTAGGCAACACGACGTCTTGTAGAAATTCAAAATATTCCATTTTTTCAGAATGAGTTTGCATTAGAGATTTTGAATTATTTATGGATTTAGCAAGTCTTTTTTGTTTTCTTTTTGCTTTTTGTTCTACGAAATCCATTTGATATTACACAATTCACTTCTTTAAGTAAATTAAGCAAAAATCAGCTTATCAAGCGTCGTTTTAACGCAAAAAATGCGATGAGATACTACACCAAGTAAGAAGCAAAAAACCATCACAATAGGGAATTTATTTCGATGACGATACGGTAAGACAGAAGTGATAACTACAGCTAACGCTACAGTAAGAAGCACGTCGACTACAGCAAAATCGTACAGTCTAAAAGAATGAAGGCCAGTTCCAGGTTTTCCAAAAATGTCAGCGTATTTGCAAAGATTCAAAGATTCCATTCTTACAATACTCAACTTAAAATAATTTTAGATTCATAATAGTATGAACCAATATCATAATAAAATCAAGAAAATTTACATCGACAAACTAACTGGTGAAAATCTCCTGGACCTTGCGTGTGGAAGAGGCGGAGACCTCAGAAAATGGAAAGATAATAAGAATATCAAATACGTCCTTGGGTATGACATCAACGAAAGTAGTATCAACGAGGCTAAGATGAGGCTCAAATCTTTAAATTTTCCAAAATCAAAAAAAGTAGTCTTCAAAGAACTAGACCTTTCAGCTAATGTTTTGAATTGTAAAACAAAGTTTGACACCATCACTAGCTTCTTCGCTTTTCATTACTTTTTCAAGAACAAAACTGCTCTGAAAAGCATCACAAGTTCGATGAGTAATTGTTCGAAACCAGGAACTAAATTAGTACTTGCTTTATTCGATGGCGAAAAAATCAATCAGTTGCCTGAAAAATCTATTTACAAAAACTGGACCATCACTAAACAAGCTAAGAAATCTGGAATTTTTGGAAATGAGATACTGGTGTACCTAAAAAAAACTATTCTAGACACTGCAGAAGTTGAATACATAGTGCCTGCTAAAATTCTAGAAAAAGAACTTCTAAAAATTGGTTTTGTGCTCATAGAATCAAAAACATTCGCAGAAGTTCTTCCAAACAATCAGCTCACGTCAGAAGAAAAAAAATTCAGCGAATTGAATAGAATTTATGTTTTTGAAAAAAAATAATATCTTACAATAATAAGAAGACTTATGAGTTCTGCTAAACAAATATGTTTTAATGCTAACACCCTTTTAACATCTACTATTATACTGCTTGTAGTAATCATCACAGCAGGCGCTGCAGCAGTGTACTTCATTACGGTAAATTCTACCACAAGCCTGCCTCCTCGACCAGTCCATAGTACCAAACCTGTGCTTCAACGATTTCTAAGGAACTCGTACAACAGACCCTACAGAGACCAGGAATCGATTTTTGATACAGATAATGCTAACAAAGTAGGGTATATTTTCAATGGTTCAGGGGTCCAATACCCTCTTTATCAATACTCTGAAAATAGAGAATACAAATACTTTATTTTAGATGACAGCAGAAATGGGAACAAGATAGAAATACCAAATCCTAACAGAAGAGACATCATTTACAACGGCGATAAAATCTTTGTTCCAGAATTTTTAGAGGAGATGAATATAAGGATTTATCCAATTGTTAATACAATATTTTCATCTAGAATTTAAGTACATTTTTGAATTTTATTTTGTATTCTACTACTAATACAGTATGACTTTTGAAAACAGACACCCTTCGTTCTTCCAGCAACCCAAAGCTTCAAGCTGTTCAAAGACTGCTGTTCAAAATCCCGAGGATACCTCAGCTAAAACTGTTGACAAAATACTTGGTTGTTCCCAGGAAAGTTCAAAGTTTTCTAATCTTTTCTTTTCGTCCAAGAATATAGAAAATATCCAAAAAATCATACGACACAGAGTCTACACGGTTTCCAAGGAAGTTATTGGGCATCAATCCGCTACAGAACTAAAAATTGTAATGAAAAGCAATTACCTTGAACACGGAAGAGTGCCAGCAAATTTACAGGATTATCCTAAGAGAATTCAAGAATTGAATGAACGTGTGGCAAAGTCTGTAGTTCCAGGGATTGTATCAGGAATTCGGCAATACAGGGGGTATCTCATAGATGCTGCTAAAGCCCCTGACTTTCTTGACAGACCTGTTAATGATTCTAACGCTGGTACAAAAGAAAATCGCAGCACTACAAGCGTACTCTTCGGAGAAAAAAAATGATTTTAAAAAAATATTATATATAGAAAACATCAACTATGAATAACATCAAGAACAAGCTCATCCCAAAACAGGTAATTGAAAAAATTATCAACAGATACAACAAACCCCCCAATTTCACCACAGTTAAAGACATTTCGTTCTATCAAACAGCCTTCGTCCAGAAGTCCTTTGCGAACGTAGACCAAGACAATTGTCCCAGTGATAACTATTGTTCTATTAATCTACAACATCATTCTGTTTCCAACGAAAGACTTGAATTTCTTGGTGATAAAATCATTGACTTTATCACCACCGAATTCTTATTTGATTCCTTCCCAGACAAAGATGAAGGTTTCCTGACAAAGCTCAAAAGCAGAATTGTCAAGAAACAGTCGCTCGCATTCTTAGGGGAAAAATTAGGATTCAGGGAGTATATGCTTATAAGCACTCACGTGGAACGGAACCAGGGAAGAGAAAATCCAAGGTTCTTAGAAGACATCTTCGAGAGCTTCGTAGGAGGCTTTTACAAAGACCAGCACTGCGACATCGTGCTAGTTAAGAAATTCTTGCTAGGCATCTACGACGAGTTTATCGACCTTGAAACATTGATAAATGTTAATGATAATTTCAAAGACAGTATCCTGAGATACTTTCATTCTAAAAATTACGGACATCCGGTGTATACGCCTTTGAACTCTTATGATAATTCTGTAGTTATCAAACAGTTCTTATCAGCCATCTTGGTATCCAAAGAAACTATCACAGACCCCGTCGAGTATTCTCAGGCTAATAAAATCCACGAAAAGTTGATGAAAAGTCTCCCAGAAGAACCTATGTCAGTCCTAAACAAGTCCATCGAAGGAAAATTCGTCCTTGGAATTGGCTACGGGGACACCAAGAAAAGCAGTCAACAAGACTGTTCTAAACAATGCCTTACAAACTTGAAGGTATCTCTGAATTACTAAATCGTAAAATCAAGAAAAAAAAACGATTAAAAATGTATATACTATCATAAAAATTACAAAAATGCTCTCAATTGACACCACAAACATCAACAAAAATCAAGAAAACGATATGGATTTACTCTGCACAATCTTTGAAAATTCAAGTATCAAAGAAGAACAAAAGATTTTGACTTTCGATTTCTCTCCTTACGCGACAACATCGCAAAAAACTATCGATTTTCACGCTTTCGTGCTTGACTGTGGATACGTTATCAATCAAGCTCTAAAAAACCTCTAAAAAACACAAAAACCTCAAAAACCTCAAAAAACTCAAAAAACTCAAAAAACCCCTATGTAAATATGCGTAGGGGTTTTTTGCGTACGTACTGAGTTAAAGCTCTGTTTTTCAATTGTACGAATTTACAAGGAACCTGTCTATCTCATATTTCAGAGCATTCTGCCTCCTTTCACAACTGCTTACAGGTTCTTTCTCTTCATCAACAACCACGTTTTCAAGACCAACAGCTTCAAAAATATCATTGTTTTTCACTTGTATTCCAAAAGTTTTCTCGAAATTCTTCAAAGAAGAAGTAGAAGTAAGAGGAGTGCTAGCTAATATATTCTCGTATTCAGAAGATACCCATTTGTAATATTCTACAATCTCTTCTGATTCTCCAGCTTCTAAGATAAGGAATTTTTTTATATTGTTAGACATATTCAAGAACCTCGTAGAAGCAGTCTTGTGAAGTTCGGCGTCTCTTTCGTAGTTTAGGTACTGTCTAATCCCTGAAAGAGCAGTTATAACATAAAGAATCACGCTATTTGAAACTGTAAGTATGGAGTAAAGTTCGGTTTGTTTGTCTGATATATTAGAAGTGAAAATACTTTCAGTAGCTGAAAGCCCTGTAAGGACCATCCCTACTACAGTGAAAATATTATTATTCCTATAAGCAATCGCTGAGTCTGCTGAATGAATCCACGAATACTGACTACATTTCACTTGATATTCTAAGAGTCCTGTTTTAACTTTCGAAAGTATATCCATAATATTAATTTATATTTTAATAATATCAGACATTTAGGTAGTATGAAGACCGCTATGCATATCGCAGATATTCCTTGTAATTGTATGCTAGTAGCTAAAGACGGGACAATCGTCGGAATGTCTCAGAAGGCTAAAAAAAGTAAACTTTTTGAGAAGTTAAACTTAGATTCTATTGATAATATACATTCTCTTTTTTCCAAGAAAGAAAATCTAGAAAACATAACACAAGAAGATTACTTCACATACTTCAAGCTAGATAACAAGATAGTTCAAGTCACCCTTAACAAGATACCTCATGGAGAAAACTATTTTTTTATGATTTCAGACGACCTTCACTCTCTGGCAGTGACCAATAAATTTATGGCAAATCTAAGCCACGAAATACGTACTCCTCTGAACGGGATTATAGGGATGATGACCCTCCTTTTGGATACAGACTTAGATGAAGAACAGTCCCGGTATGTAGATATGCTCAAAGAATCTAGTTTCAGTCTGTTGAAATTAGTTAACGATATCCTCGATTATTCAAAGTTAGAAGCCGGTAAGACTATGTTGAAATTAGAGAAGTTTTACATAAGAGAATGTATAGAATCGGCTCACGATATAACAAGCATTAAAGCTGCAGAAAAACAGACAGATATGGCCTTTATTATAGACTCTGACGTACCTCAATACGTGCTAGGAGATTACCAGCGAATCCAACAAGTACTTATAAACCTATATTCTAATTCTATAAAATTTACAAAAAATAAAGGAAAAGTGATAACAAAAGTTTTCATCGACCCATCTAAACAATCAGAAGACGAACCTGGAAAAACTATGATTAGTATATCTGTAGAAGACGATGGTGCTGGGATTTCAGAAAAGAACTCAAATCTTCTTTTCAAATCGTACAGTCAATTATTTTCCGATTATTCTGAAAATAATGATAACACAGACGAGGGTTCTGGGTTAGGATTAGCTATTTCCAAAGAGCTTTGCTATCTTATGGGGGGCAATATAATTCTAAAAAGCTCTGTGCCTGGAAAGACAATATTCGAATTTCATATCAAATTATCCAGAATAGACGACGACTTAACATTACAAGATTACACCAAAACAGATTCTAAATTGTTTGTTGGTAAAAAAGTTTTGGTTGTTGACGATAACGCTATCAATCGCATATCTATCTCTAAGAGCTTGATTAAATGGGGAATGATGCCTTATCCTTGTTCATCTAGCGATGAAGCATTGATATTCTTGAAGGGCGATATCTGTTTTGACCTTGCTTTGTTGGACATTTACATCCCGAAATTCAATGGGATTTCCCTTGCTAAAAAAATAAAAGAACTCAAGATACAAGTTCCTCTAGTAGCTCTCTCGAGTATAGGAGATAAAATCATAAATGCAGGGAAAGAATTGTTTTCTTACCTTCTTACAAAGCCTGTGAAAGAAAAAAAATTACTATCAGTTATACACGACGTCCTTAGCAAAAGAGCTCCACAAGTCTTAAATGCCTTAGAAATGCCGAAAAAAGACGTTCTTGGAATCAAAATTCTTGTAGATGATGACATAAGTATAAATCGAGCAGTTTTGATTTCTCAACTAAAAAAACTTGGATACACCATTATCAAAGAAGTAGTTAACGGGTTAGAAGCAAAGAATGAACTTTTCAAAACAGCATATGACATAGCTTTTATAGATATAAAAACTCCGAAAATGGACGGTTTTACGCTTTTAAAAAATATCAGGGATAATTTAGACACACCGCCTTACTGCGTATGTATGACAGCTCTTTCACCAGAAATTCCCAGGAATACTGGAGAATATTCATTTGACAACTTCTTATTTAAACCTCTAGAGTTCAATAAGCTGAAGGACGTGATGGAAGATTTTAGAAATTTTCAAAATAAAAGTTATGTAGTTTGAAAATAAATTGATGTGGCGCAGTAATTCAAAATTCCCAAAACCACTATTACAATACTTAAAAAGTAAAATCATTGAAATGTAAATGAAACACGTCATTGAACCAATTAAATTAGATATTCTAAACTTACGACAAGAAAGACAAGCTAGAAATGATAAACTTTGCTTAAAAAGCCTTAGCAACAAAGACTTATCAAAAAATATCAATAAAAAATCTTTTGAATTAGTTCTTAAAATTCTCGATTTATCAGCTTGCCAACTACTTGATAAATGCGAAAAAGACGCTTATTTTGCCAAGCTACTGGCTTCTAAAGTATCTATTTCTGCTTCTAGACAAGGTGTCAAAGATGAAATACTTCAAATAAATTGCTGTAATAATACATCATCAAAGTTTGGGATTTTCTTTAATAAACTGGATTCAAAAGAATTCAGACCGTTGAAGAATGGTGGTATAGTATCAAGCACACAGATGAAACATCTAAATATTTCTAAAAATGATTGTTTGAAGTCATTTGATGCTAAAATCGATGGAAAAATCAATGGATGGCTTTTTGCAAAAATAGTGATTGGAAATGGCGGGCATCAAGATAATGTTTTCGAAGAAGCTTCACAGATATGCGAATGGGTTCAAAATTTTGGATGTGAAGAAGAATTGTACGTAGTACTGATAGATACAGACAATTTTTCAAAACTTCAAAAATTACAAGAAAAATTCCAATCTGTAAATTTATTGGTTGGCAATCACATAACAGTACAGAATTATTTCATACAAAATTATTCATTATAAAATATATCAAGAATTTTTTATAAAGATTTTAGAAGATGACTACACACTTCGTAAGCCATTTTGAAAGAAATTCTCTTTCTAGAAAATCCTTCTTTGCTTTCACGATAATTAGATAAAAACAAAGAATTGAACTGTATTCTTCTAGAATCTAAGAATTCGTTGAAAGTATCTACAAGCTTTGCCTGCTTTTCTAGATCAAGCACTGGTGTTATGACAAGTATAGCATATGTCCTATTAGTAAGCCCAGGAGTATTATCTGTGTACTTTTCAATGCTTTCAGATGAAACAATGCTTAATTTTATTTTTTCACCAGCATTATTGTCTATACATTTAAGCAAAATATTAGTTATACCATCACAATCGTTGTTTAACTTCGTCGCTCTGCTGATGTTATACACGTCGCTTTGTGGCAAATCATAAATTTCCCCGCCTATTGTGTAATTATTACTACCATCCAATATGAATTTTATTTTTTTTCCTCCTGGATAAATCCACCCTACAGTTTCAAGACTACCCGATGTTTTTCTTGAAAATTGGAAGCAGCAAACGCTGGCAGTTGTATCATCGAAAACTTGTTCTTCAAAGATATTTACAACAGTGATATGATATTTTTTTACAAATTTTTCTCTAAGAACCTTATCACTTTTTCTTACAGAACAAAAGAAATTGATTGGCAGAATCAGGATACCGCCCTCACAATCGCAATTAATTAAAATTTTTATGAAGCATTTGTATAGGTCATTTTCTGAATATTTATCAAAAATCTCCTTATCCCTGCATTTATTCCTCGCAAGATAAGGCGGATTTGTCAAAATAAAGCAATTATCAAGATTTGGCGGATCTAACAGAGTGTCTCGTCGCAATGTGTGAGAATTTTTTGGATCTATATCATAACAAACTACTTCACGATTCCCTGATAAAAACTTAAGTAAATCGCAGTTTCCAGCAAATGGTTCTACTATTTTTGAAACACTCTGAGGTATCTGCATATTCTGCAGAATATGCTCGTAATTTGTAGTGTAGAACTGACCGAGATTTTGCTTTTTTTCGCGATTTTCATCAACGTTAGAGTCCATTTATTATCAATACAGGTATGTTTTTAAATTAGTGGTGTGGCGCAGTAATCCCAAAAACCCTTGGTGTGGCGCAGTAATCCCAAAAACCCTTGGTGTGGCGCAGTAATCCCAAAAACCCTTGGTGTGGCACAGTAATAACAAAAAACATTTCAACTATTTTCAATTATTTTTTTACTCATCAAATACACTTTAACAGTTTTGGTTCCAGTTAAGAAAATTTCATCATCAAGCACGAAACCTTGACTGATGTACCAACGTTTCAAACCAGTATTGCCAAGAGAAAACAATCTTAAATTTTCGATTTTTTCTTGACGTGCTTTGTGTTCAACTACTTTTAGCAAATTAACACCATCTTTGTTGTTATAACTATTGTTCTTGCTACTACAAAGAAGCAGTATCTTTATAATATTTTTATTATTAATTGTATCACGTTTGTACTTGCACAGTACGAAGCTATGAACTGTTTCTTTTTGAGTTTTTCTGAAATTTCTTAGACCAGAAACAGCTCTAATAGATTTTCTTATAAATCCAAAATCAAAATCAGAAAAGTCTTGTCTAACTGTATCTGGACTTATTTCTTCTCTGCACACGCTACTACATTGTGTGATGATGTAATTTTTTATGATTTTTATCATCTTGTGTGTCTTGTCAAAGTAAATAATATCTTCATTCATTACTATTACTATGCTTCAAGTTTTTAAAAACGTAGGAAATCTTCACGTGTGGCGCAGTAATAAAAAGACCCACAAACCTACAACCCCTCCCCACAGGCACCTTAAAAAACGCCTGGAAAAACGCCTGAAGAAAAGGGTCCCTGTGTCCCCCCACAGTCTCGGATTCCCAAAAACCCCAAAACCAAAGTGGTGTGGCGCAGTAATAAAAAGACCCACAAACCTACAACCCCTCCCCACAGGCACCTTAAAAAACGCCTGGAAAACGCCTGAAGAAAAGGGTCCCTGTGTCCCCCCACAGTCTCGGATTCCCAAAAACCCCAAAACCAAAGTGGTGTGGCGCAGTAATAAAAAGACCCCAACCACACAACCCCTCCCCACAGGCACCATAAAAAACGCCTGTAATTCCAGGCACAAAAAACACCCCCTGTGTCCCCCCACACACTTAAGGTCCCAGAAATCCCAAAAGTCCTAAATTTTACATCCCATTTTAGAACACTTTATTTCTTTAACTCCTCTCCAAGGACCTCCAACCGCCTCTCCAAGGACCTCCAACCGCCCCTCAAAACCCCCATAGTCCTTGAAAACATAAGCAACCCCCAAACCACCCAAAAACGCCCCCTGAAGC